CCTTGAAAAGGCGAAGTCTTTTTGGAGCGGTGAGGCGGAGAAAGCGGTTAGCAATCTAAGCCAATTCACCGTGGAGGTGGACGGAGAAAAAATCTCAGTGGCGGTTAGCCCTGAACTTCGACAAGCCATCAAATCGGAAATCTCTACCGGATTCCTTACAATTTCCGCCGACAAAGCGAAAGAAACCGTACAGAAGTACATCGAGAACAGGGTTGTGAGTACACAACTTCAAGATGTGATGAAGGCGTATCGGACGCAAATCGAAGGAAAGATTAAGGAGAAAGTTGTAGCCGAGGCTCACAACGGAGGAGAGGTTGTAAGACGCGATAAACCCGCCGAAAAGACAGTTGCACAGCCATACTTCGATGCCGTCAAAGAACACCTTTCAAAATTCAGTAGCTAACAATGATTGCACAAGACCTTAATGTAACCAACGGTCTACTCGCGAATTATGATATTCTCGAACCGTTGTGGTCGAAGAAACTCTTTCAGCCTTACGGCGCACAGGGTCTCGACCTGCTCCAAATGTTTTTCGACATGGGAGCGAAAGAAGCCGTATCACAGATCACCGGAGAACACTGGGAAGAAGACCGTTTCGACACCGCGTTTACCATTAGCAACAACCCCGCAGCGCCGGGTGCAGGTAACAACGTAACCGTTACCCTGACTTCTTCTTACGTTGACACCTCAACCGGAGGTTCATACCCGATTGAGGGCAACCTCGTGATGCACCTGCAAAGCGAACAGCGTTATCAGATCATCACAAAGACTGTTGGTGCAGCCCCGACCTACACCACTCAGTTCGTGCTTCGTCCGCTGCTTTCGACTACCAACGTGGACATCGCCGCAGGTGACACCTTCATCATCTACTCTAACTCCGTACCGGAAGGGTCAGATGCTCAGGATTCACAGGTGTCGTTCCAAACCAAGTATCAGTGGTACTTGCAGGACATCCGTAACGACGATTCGATCAGCGGAACGGCCCTCACTGACAGCCTTAAGCCCGTGTACCGTGAAGACGGACTGACCCTTCGTGGTTATTCTTCTCTTCTCACCGCACAGCTTGAGTACCGTCACCTCAAGGCGATTGTCGGCGCGATGCTTTACGGTCGTCACGACAACAACCTCGCGTCAACTACTTCGCTTGACACCACTATCGGTATGGTTGATGCGTTCAATGGACGCGCACAGACCGAGGACACAGGCGGTACGCTGACCTATGCTGACTTCGCTGCTCTTGAGGCTAAACTCTCAAAAGTTTGGGCTACTCAGAACTACGTTTGTCTGCTTTCAGGCCGTTCTTACGGTCAGATTCAGGACGACGTTCGCGGAGATTTCAGCAACAGCCTTATGAACGCGGTTGACCCACAGCTTGCACAGGCTATCTTCGGAAACGGCCCACAGGCAGAGCAACTGTACTACAACTACTCGATTCAGGGTCTTAGCGTAAATGGCCGTTCATTCGGTACAAAGCGCGTATTGACCTTTGACGACGTAGCGTGGGCGGGTGCTTTGGATGCTTCTTCGCTGCAAGACTACGGTTTTGTAATGCCAGCGGGTAAGACCACTGCGAAGGATGCAAGCGGACGTGAGATGTTCACCAACTATGTAACCATGAAGTATAAGGATTACGGTCAGAACCGCCTTATGCGTATGTGGCCGACAGGTGGTGCTTCTCCTGCTCGTAACACTGCGAAGGATGAGTCTAAGGTTCACGTGATTTCGGAAGTCGGTTTCGACTTTACCAATATCACTCACTGCGGACTGTTCCGTAAGGCAGCGGTATCTTAATCGAACCAAAAACCAAAGGGGGAGGGAAACGCCTTCCCCCTTAACTTTTAATCAATCAAAACCATGATTTTCATTAACGGAAAGAAGGCTAACCGCCTCGACGAAGACAAACTTGCACTGCTCGAAAAGCGATTCCCGCGATTCTTCGACAAGCAAAGCCCCAAGCCTGTAACGCTGTTTTTCACGGCGCAATACAAGCAAAAAGGCGTGAAGGGTATCCCCGGACGCCGCGTTTACTCACAAGTTGACCTTTACCCACCGCCCTATGGCGTTAAGTGCATCAAGAATGTACCTAACGACGGCGGTACGTTTGACGAGGTAGTTTATGCTTCACAGACGCCGAAGATTAAGAACGGCGAGATCAAGTGGGGCATGGAAACCAAGATGAACATTATGCACGGCATGGCGCTTTACCCGAAGAAGGATACTGAAAAGCTGTACTTTTTGTACTTCTACTCAGGTCTTTTTGACAACGGGTTTACGGCTAACCAAAACGCCGTGTTTACGTTTTCATCACCGGAGGCTACAAGTGCTTCACGTATCGAGGCCGCACGTCACCGCGCACGTCTTGAGAACGAGGTTCTGTTGTCCGGCAAGTCATACGACATGGTTAAGAAAGTCCTTGTGGCCCTTGACGTGGATATTGACGGGGCAGAGGAGGTTGACCGTACAAACCTGTACGACTTCCTTGTTGCCAACCCGAAGTACATTGGCACATACGATGAGATTTGCAAGGGCGATAGCAATATTGCCGATGCCGCGAAACTTGTTCGTGAGGCTTTGGAATGTGGTGCGCTTATCTGCGACGAGGAAGGTTGGAAACTTGTCGGCAAGGCAGGTGCGGGTCGTGTGATTGTCCCGAAGTCTGCGGACGAACCCGAACTTTCGTTTGCGAAGTATGTTTCCGAGAACAAGGAAACCGCCACACGGATTTTGACCGCTATGGAGAAGGTTAGCGCGAAAGCCTAACGAGATGTTAAATTAATTGTACGCGACACGAAGGTTAGCGTATATTTGAATCGTTAGACATAGAATGAAGTATTAACCACTTAGCCCCGTCACACGATGGGGCTTTTGGTTTGGTAAAAAGTGTTTAGATACACTCCCAAAATACTGTGTCACAAGGCTTATTTTTGTGCTAAACTCATAGTACGAAATGGCCCTTTTCACCGACTCAGACATAGACGTAACCGTTGTATTCGACGCAGTAAACAAGCGTGTACGGGTAACGGATAACGTGGATTACTCAGACTTTGAGGGTATGCCCCTTGCCAATCTTACGGGATTGGGTCAGATGAACGACCCTGTGAGTGATATTGTCTTTCAGAAACTTGTTGTGAGCGCACCACTCATTAGCCTTTCGACAAGCGCGGTGAATAGTGCTTGGTTTAACCTGCCAACGACTAATTCAGGTCAGATTCTCAACGGGTCGTATCCTTTTACCTATTTTGTGTCACTTGACGTTATCGCTAATGACATTGTGGTATCGCAGATCACGGTAACGACTCAGACCGTTATTCTTCCGGGCAATCACGACTACCTTATCGCGGGTAACACCGTGGTATTCTCAGGTAGTTCAAACACGGGGAACAACGGAACTAAGACCGTGGTGAGTTCGACGTTTGACTCAGGGCTAAACACAACCTCAGTTATTTTCGCTGCGGGTTCGTTTACAAACAACGAAAACGGCTCAAGCGGCACACAGGTAGATATTTCCATTAGCCGCAAATACGAGAAGTCTTATTCATTCACATACACCGGATGCGACGAGGCCGAACTTTGCCTTAGCATCCAGTCTTCCTGCTCAGACGAGACCATTACGTTTGTCAATAGCACGGTTTATCCGTCGGGACAGACCGTGACCACAAGAAGCCAAAAGTTGTTCTATCCCGAAGGACTTACGCCGCCGCCACCCGCAAATCCGGTTGTAAACACCGATGTGACGGTTAATGCTATTACGCTTGACGTTTTGGCGAACGGGCCGTGGCAGGGTACTATTACCGATACGGTTCAGTGCTTGCAGGACGACGAGCTTGTGGTGCAGTATCAGATCAGCGGCACGGTGAGCGCTGCGGTGTCATGCGAGACCAACCTTTGCAAGTACCTTGACTGTATCGAAAAGACCGTGGCACTCGACGCCGCAAGTATTTCATGCGGTGCGTCAAGCGCTTATGCCGACACGGTAAGGCAACTTAACTCATACGTCAATATCTTCCAAATCGCACAGAGTTGCGGCGATACCGATTCTATGGCCGCGGCAGTTGCGGCGATTAAAGGGCTTGTAGGCTCGACCGCTACAAACGACTGCGGTTGTTCTTCCGGCACTTCGGGCTGCGGCTGCGAGGGTTGCGAGGACGGCACGGTGTCATGGGTAGGAAATTCGGCAAACACACTGCTTGGAACAGCCGGAGAGCAAAAGGTTATCTTCTTCACGTTTGAGGAACTTACCGGCGCAGAACTGACGGCTTCGGACACGGTGACGATTCCTACGGCAAGTTTCGGCGTAGGTGATGCCCTTGAAATCGAAATGCGTGCAGAGTTTGTAGGCGCAACGTGCGACCTCAAGATGGAAGATGTGACAAACGGTCACGACTTGCTTAACGGGGTAACGCTTACAACCGGACAGTTTGCAAATATCTTCATTCGCGCCGTGCGTACCGATGTGGACAGCTACACCGTGACACGGAACATTACACGACTGACTGCGACACCTGCAACAAGCGTAACAGAGACCGAGACCACTTACGCGATGAGTGAGTCCTTGCCGCTTGTGTTCGACTTTGTTCCGACCAACGTGAACAACGTGATTTACAATAGCCTGAAATTCACAACCATTAAGAAACCTGCATGAACTTAGGAGAAGGATACAAATATGTACAGCTAAAACTTGCCAAAGACCAATTTGGCGGGTATGTATCCCCGTCTGAGTTCAACACGGCGCTCGAAGCCTTTAATTTGGAGTTCTTCAACGACTACATGAAGGGCTATGAGGCCACGCAGGAATATTCCGACGACCTTTTGCCGTTTGTCAAGACGCTTGGGGATAATAGTAACCCCGCGATAGACATTGACTCTTACGGGTACGCACCCATCCCTACCGACTATGTACGGTACGCAAGGGTCAACGTGTACGAGTTAGACACGACTTGCGAGGGTTCGGTTAAGAATAGGCGTATGGTTGAAATGCTCAACAACGACAAGTTCGGCTACCGGATTACGGATTTTTACGCGCTGACAAAGAGAAACCCCATTGGAACGATTCAGAACGATCAGTTTTACATTCAGCCGACGGGGTTCAATAAGTTGGAACTAACCTACCTTAGATTACCCGTAACGCCCGTATTTGGGTTTACCGTGACCAACGGAGAGGTTATTTACAACCCTGCGACAAGCACCGAACTTGAATGGCCGGAGCAGACGCATAAAGACTTTTTCGAGGGTATTGTCAAGTACATGGCGATTAACCTTCACTCAGAATTTAACGTGCAGACAATAGATATTGAGAAGCCGTGATAACAAAAAGAGACTTAATTGTAACCCTTCAAAACAGATTGTCAGGAGGCGATTGCCCCGACGATATAAAGGGTAAGTATCATCCGCAAGTGCTTGAGCGGGTCTGTGATATGGTTTTCTCAGAACTCGTGTCGAATGACATGAACTTGGCTAAGGATTTAGCTATTCCGTACACGCTAACGCCCACAGAGGTAAACGGAGAGTGGCAAGCGCCTATTCCGATTCCACTTGCGATTAACGCCAAAAGCATAATATTGGTGTACGGTTGCGACCCTTCGGATTGGTATAACGTGCAGGACTCCATTTTGGGTCACTCGATTATGACCGTGCTTAAACCCTATTCAGGCCGTGTGAGCCTTTATCCGTTAGGTGAGGTGTTCAAGTTCACGCGCAAACCCAATTCAACCGTGACCGCGTTTTTGATACCAAACATTAGCGCTATGGACGAGGACGATATGGTTGTGCTAACGGGCAAGGAGAGTACGTTTTTCATGGCTGTTTTTCAGGCTATCCGCATGATGGACGGTCGGCCTATGGAAGTAGTGAACAATCAAAAACCCGACGTAGATGGTTAACGAGAACAATCCGGTTAAGAATATAGAGTATGTGGTTTTATCGGCTCTTAACCGAATGGGGCTTGATATGCAGGAGTACGACCGTTTCGAGCAGATCGGCATTGAATGGTACTCCGAACTTGCACGGACTTCGACCACCTATCCGAGTGTTGAAGTTACGCGGTTTGTCGTTGACAACGGTAGCCGCATATTCTCGATGCCGTCGGATATGATAACGGTTTCAAAGGTCGGGATTAAAAGAGGGGAGAGACTGTGGACATTGACCCGCGTGGATAACCTTTACACCTTGGACGATACCAAAGTTTGCGCCCCCACTAAGGACGAGCAGCAGTCGCCGGACAACGTGACGGGAACATGGTTTATGGGTCACTCTTGGGGAGGTCAATACTTCCCGCCGCGATTTACAGCAGGGGGTGGCTATAACTACGCCTACTATCAGGTCGATAGTGCACAGCGACAGATTAGATTCTCAATGAACGCCGAGCATTTGCCTAACGGTGAGGTATGGATTGAGTACATATCGGCGGGCCGTAACGTAACGGGTAAGACCGTGGTTAACCCTGCTTTTATCGAACCGTTCCGTAAATACATGATTTGGCAAGTTGCGGCTTTTAGCGATGAGGATAAGTTTTACAAAAACCAACAAGACTTAGAACGACAGTATCACGACGCCATGTATAACGCTGCCGGAAGCATAGCACCGACGACAGACGAGATACTTGACGCATTGTGGGCTGTTAGCGGATTCACCTTGCGATGAACAACAAAGAGGAAATACTATTCTTTGGCGGTATAGACACCGATAGCGATGCGCGGTATGTGGCACAAGGCGACTACCGTGAGTCCTATTATTGCCGCGGCATGAGTGCTCACGGCTACGACGGCGCACAGGTGTCGATGATCGGAACAACATTGGTAAATAACGCGGGACTGCCTGCCGGACAGAACCTAATCATTGGCTCTTGCGGATGGGTTGAGGATAGGAGTATTATCTTCTTTTTGTACAATTCCAACCTTGACCATCAAATTTGGAAGTACAATACCGAGGACGAGGCGTTTGACCTTGTGATGCAGGATTCTGTGTTGAACTTCTCAATGCAGCGAAAGATTGTTAACCCGTTTGTGGTTAACGGAGTCCTTTATTGGACGGACGGGTTCTTTGGTAGCTTCTTGGGTAATAACACAACTGAAATTTACGGCTATAACCCACCACGCAGACTTGATATTCAGAAAGCTATTGACGGGGATTATTCGGCATTTACGTTTCGCCTATTAGACGCTGTACGTTGGCCTCCGAGGTTTGCGCCGGACATTCAGACTCAGACCGATACCAACTTCGCCTATAACTTCATTTACGGGCGCTTATTTCAGTTCTGCTACCGTTATATCTACGACGACAACCAACGGTCGGCCCTTAGCCCCGTTTCAGCCCTTGCGCTATACGAGGACGGGTATTGGATGAGTGGTATTGTGGCTAATAACCCACAGCAGGACAACGCCATTGAAATTCAGTACAACACAGGCCCTGAGTACGTGGATAGGATTGAGATTCTATACCGCGAGGGCAATAACGGTATTTGGAGGCTTTGGCGAAGCATTGACAAGGCCGCAGAAGTGTTGCCGGATAACACCACGGAAATTGTAAACTTCTACAACGACACGCTTGGCAACGCGGTTAATTCGGGTGTTTTTCAGTTCGATACATTCCCGATTACGGCAAGGGCGCAGGAGTTTTTGCCGTCTTCTGAGATAGCCTACGCAAATATCCGTGAAGGATATGACAAAGTAACACCTGACATTACAGTTTCGGTCACACCGATTGAGATAGAGGATGAGAACGGATTAGCGCCTATTGTCGTTACGTTCAACCAAGTTGTCGGAGGCGCGGCATCTATTTGGACTTTTGGCGCGGTTGGTTATTACGCATATCAACCCGGCGATGTTATCGTGTTTCAGATATATCCCTTCACATTAGGAACTGCATTTCAGACTCACTTTTTTACGGTAACAACAGAAACAGACTATTCGCTTCTTGTGGCGTCTACGGCGGCTTTTTTAACTGCGGAAGGGTACTCAGTAACCGCAGATGCGCCAAACAGACGAATTATCATAGCGAACACAAGGCAAGCGTTTCTTGAAGCATTGCAAACAGGAAGCGCACCTGTAATTCGACCCGTTCATCCTAAGACCACGTTCAAACTAGGCTCGCGCTACATCTTTGCGATTCAATACGAGGACAGGGCCAATAGGCCCGGCACGGTTTTTCAGACCGAGGATTTGACCGTTGATATTCCGTGGATTACAGATATTGACTTTTCGGGATTCACAAACGCCCGTGCGCCGTTTTACATCGAGATCAAGTTAACGATTGACAACCCTCCGCCGACTTGGGCTACTCATTACCGTGTGGTTTACAAACCCGCAGGAATGGTATTTAACGCCAATCAAAGAACCGTTTACAGTATAGATTCTATTGTTGATAACCCAACACGATTGGCTGTTAGCCTTGAAAATGTATACACGACAGAAAACGTAGGCGCAACTCTTGACTTTACTCCGCAGCCCGGAGACAGGATGCGATTTATCCGAAAGTCTCAGGATTGGGATGTTGCCTTTAATTTTCAGGCTGAATACCTTACTGAATATATAGACCTTCAAATCTATCGGTACGGGCCGGGTGAAGGAGTTAACGGAACAGACCTGTGTGTTGTAGATTATTTTGATTGGTCTACGATAGATGATGTAGTGGGCCTATTCGCATGTAAATCAGCGCTTGTTGAGGTTTACAGACCGTATGGCGAGGACGAAAACAGGCCGTTTTTTGTCACAAACACCGCATTTTCAATCATCGACCCGCATACGGCAAACAGGCGTCATGATGGTGATGTAGCACAGGTACTTAGCCCGCCTTCGGGCGCGGAGGTGTTTCTTAGCGACGATTATCGAAAGGACGGGGATTGGTATCTTCGGGTCAAAAAAATGGACGCCGGAAATGTGTCGTCAGTTCCATTAACCAACGGTATGTGGTGGTGCGAGTCAAAAAGTTATAGCGATTACTTCGTATCACAGGATTATAGCCGTGGAGCACTCGCACCGGACAACCCTAACGGCAATCAGAAACACTTGATCGGAACGGTTATCCACTCCAATAAGTTACTCGACAACACCTTGATTAACGGCCTCAACACAATGGAGGCTCAAAACAGGGTAGTGGTATCGGATGAAAACGGCGAGATTTGCCGAATCATTCAGGACGGATATACGCTTAACGTATTGCAAGACAACAAAGTTTCGGCTATCTACAACCAAAAGTCGCTTGTGTTAGGCGGTGACGGCAATACTAACGTAATAACGTCAACGAGTGCGACCTTTGCACAAGTTAGACCACGAGAACAAACCTACGGGTGTATAGACTCATCGGCTGCAATTAAGGTGGATTGGGGTATTTACTACTACGACCGCTTGAACGCTAAGGTTATCTACATCAACGCCGGAGGTCAGGAGGACTTGACTATCGGCAAATACAAGTGCGTTAAACTGTTTCAGGATATTAACGCGCTTCTCGATACTGCGGAAGAATATTACATCTACCCTTACCACGACGTTGTGAATAGGGAGATTGTGTTTCAGTTCGCTTACAAGGAAGAAGGCCCGTCGGGTAAGTTCACATACATTTACGCCGTGTTCAACTACGTCAAGGGCCGTTGGACTTCGCTTATGCGTCACCAATCGGATTGGTCACAGAACTTAGGTGATTACCTTGTTAGTTGGGTGTCAGGTCAGCTTTACAAGTACAATCAGGGTTCGTATCTTAACTTCTTAGGTCAACCTCAGACTCAAAGTTTGAAGTATGTCGCCAAAGGTCAACCAACGCTTATGAAGATATGGCGGGCAGTTGCCTTGAAAACTAATTCAGTTTGGGCGCTTGTGGCTAACATCTTACCCAACGCTTCGTACACAGCGATGCAGACAAGCATTCCGGCGACAAGTTGGGCTTTGAGAGAGGGATTTTACTACGCCCCTTACAAACGTGACATAAATACCCCTAACTTTGTCACAACCGCTCTTGCAGAGGTTAACGGCAGACAGATGAGGGGATACGAAATAACCAATACGATTTCACAGGCTTCGACCTCACAGGTAATTATTTGGTCAAGCACGGTGCAATCACAAAACTCAATAGCGATAGTATAAAATGGATCCGATTACAATGTTCGCCCTTGCACAAGGAATACCCGCTGCGGTTCAAGGTATAACGGGTGCGGCTCAAATGGTTCAAAGCCGAAAGATGCTCAAAGACTTGAAGCGTCCCGAAATGGAGATACCCGATTCTGCCGTGGCCGCGCTTTCAAAGGCTAAGAGCATTGGGTCTTCGTTTGATATGCCGGGTCAAGACCAAGCAGAAATGATGCTTGACCAACAAGTAGCCGGAGCAGCGAGCAATATCCAAGAAACGGCATCTTCTCCGGCAGAGGCGCTTGCGGCACTTAGCAATGTTTACGCTAATCGCATGACATCGCAGACCGAACTTGCAGGACAAGCCGCACAGAGTTATATGCAACGTCAGCAGAACGTACAAGCGGAGTTAAACCGCATGGCCGATTGGGAACAAAAACAGTTCGAGGTCAACGAAATGCAACCGTTCATGGATAAAGCAGCGGCGGCATCGGCACTCGGCGCGGGCGGTATGCAGAATATGTACGAGGGTATTAAGGGTGTAGGTGGTGCGATTGGAGGGGCTTACATGAACAAGCAACTAATTGACCAACTATCCGGCGGTTCAACCGGAATGATGGGCGCTTTGAACTCGCCTAACCCAACCGGAATAGACGCTCAACAAGCCACCGAAGCACTTGGGGCTTTAACTCAATCAGGAGGCTCAGGAATGGGGTCTATTGAAGCACAAAACGCATTGATTCAGCAAATCATTGATGCTATAAATAACTAACATGGCAGAGGCAAAAGGATTAGTATTTCAAGGTCAGGACAACACGGGATACGCAACCGTGCTCGACCAACAGCCCTCACCACAGGCTATTATGCAGCCTTTGTTGAATAAGTACGTGGATAGGGAATGGGACAAGATTCAAAAGGCAGAGGCCGATAAAAAGCTACGTGATGCCAACCTTGCGAAGTTGCAGCAGATTGTTCCTACGTGGGACAAGACAAAAGAGGTGCGCTCACAGCAGATTGAAAAGCTAATCGGTGCGGGTGCGGCTATTGCAGCGGCAGGCGGCGACCCACAAACAATGCCTGAGTTTCTTAAAATGGAACGCGACGTGAACTACGCCATCGAGCAAGACACTTTGGCCCGTGATGCTTTCGGTAAGATCATCAAAGAATATCAAACCGGAAAGTACGACGAACAGGTGTTTCAGAAGTTTCTTGACGATTTGGAAAAAACTTCACCGGAAGAAGCCTCGAAACTCGTGCTTAATTCTAACCCGCTCATGCCTAAAGTAACGCCGTTTGAGGAACTTGATAAATTCGTTCCCGAAGCGGCTACAAACGAGCAACGTCAGGGTGGTGAGTACGTTACCAAGACAGGTGTAGCAGAAGAAACTTTGGACGCAGCCGCCAAACAATACGGTGCGCTTTATCCTAAGCAGTTGGAGCATCTAATCCGTACCGGACAGGCCAAAGACGCGACCAAGGCAAAAGACTTGATTAAAGAGGAGATTCGCCGTCGTTCAAAGTCAAGCACAACCGTTGTTCCCGTTCCGAAAGGTGGTGACTTCAATATCAACATGGCGGGCGGAGGTCAGCAAATAGGCGACTTCACGATTAGTTCGGGCTTTGTAACCGAAACTCCGGCACAAGAAGAGGCTTACACCCCGCTTACACGCGAAGAAATTATTGACTTGCAAGCCCAAGTAACAAGGGGTGGCGCTCGTGCGGATATGGCAATGGAGCAGTTGCGCCGTGACAAAGAACTCCGTGAAAAGCCAAAGGTTAGTGCTCAACCGGAAGAGGTATTTGTTATTTCGGTTTCAAAGGAGGGGAAGAATATCCCGCCGTTTGAAGTCAAGCATCAAGGCAAGGACGTTTCTTTCTCATTCAGGGACTTTGTTATCCGTGACGGAAAAGCCTTCGCCCGTGGAAAGGCTATGAAGCGCGTTGGTGAGATTAGCATTAACGCTTCCAACGAGCAAAAAGACCTGTTTATCATAGAGGCAAATCGCAAGGGTGAAGAAGTTAGAGAGGTTGACGGTCAGCTTGTTAGGTTTAAGGAGCTTCCAAGTATTGTGATTCCATACGACGAGAACAAGCAGTATTTCGACACTCACATGAATTTTATCAGCCCGTACACTATTGCGCGGGAAAAGGGTGTAAATTTGGACGGTAAGACAAGTGGTTCAACCCCATCGGTAAACCTAAACGCAACAGCACGTAAAAAGTAATGGACGAAAAGTACCTGCAAGATATTTACAACGGCCTCGGAGGTGAGGGCGTATTCGGAAAGTACGATGATTTCAAATCGCTTATGTCGGAGGACAGCGCGTACCGAAAAGACGTGTACGATAACCTCGGAGGCGAGAAAGTGTTTGGCGCTTATTCCGATTACGATTCGCTTGTAAAAAAAAAAGAACCGTCGCAGCCCGTTTCGCAAGTTGGCTCAGGCGCTTCGCAGACCGTATCGACGGTTGATACCCGTAAGTTTTCAGAATTAGCAACCCGTGTAGCGCAAGGCGACGACTCCGCAAAGGAGGAAATGCGCCTTATGCGAATGGCCGCAGAGGCAGCAAGACGCCGTAAGGCACCCGAAAAGACCGTTGACAAGGTAGTAGATACCGAAATAGTCACGGAAGTCCCAACGTCCGGTCAAGGCCCACGGTTTATGTCAGAGGCCGAACAAATGGAAGGCGCTGAAACCATGCCCGCAGGAAAAGAGCTAACAGCACAAGAGGCAGTTAAGGCATCCGCAGCGGCAGAACCCGTCGTAAGGGGTATTGTACAGCGCAAAGCCGAAATAGAAAGAGACCCAACGGCTCAGGTTATAGCCAAAAAAAGAGCCGATTACGAGGCCGTAAAACCACTTGCAGACAGCTATCGACGCGCTCAGGACATAATGGTTGACTTCGATATTGTCGACGCTCAAAAAAGGCTAAAAGAGGCTAAAGGTGCAGACGATATGGTCACGGCTCAAGCGGTTGAATCAGAGATTAACAGTTCCCTCAAGGCCGTTGACGAGCAGTATATTAATTACCTCCGTTTTACACGGCCCGAACTTGCCAAAGACAAAGAAACTCAGTACCGTGCTATTTCGGAGAAAATGGAAAAAGAGGGTACGGGTAGTATCAGTGAGGGCGAGCAAAGATTTATGGTTGATTTCAAGAGGGAGGCGCTTGGGACTTACTACGCCGCTAAAAAAGCCGAGTTGTATGAACTTGAGTCAAACCACGATATTAACCAATACTTTGCAAAAGCACCGCTAATCATCGAGCAGCTAAACCAAAAGGTTGACGAGTTAAACAAGATTTCGGAGTCGCCGCTTACGGTTGAGTCAAAGAAAAGATACGATATTCTTTCAAGCGAGGTTGCTTTGCTTAGTCAGAAGTACAAGGCGCTTGAAAAGGAAACAAGCGTCACGCCGGACGTTGTAGATCAGGCAGAGAACATCTACCGTTCAATGCGGTCTACAGACATAGAACTTGAGCGTGTAGCGGACGATTTTTACGATGTTGCCGAAAAGGAAATGGGAGCCGATATTGTAAGAATGAAAAGACAGGGTGAGGGTGCAGTTCCGGCTACCATCTATTCATTTAGCGAGTCTATTAACACGGGTCTTGCAAGCGCGATGAAGTTCCCTAAAACAATGTTTGAAGGAGAAGAGGGTCGCGGTGAATACACTTGGGTTGATAGGTTATACAACTACGCCGACAATTACGGCAAATACGCAACCGATATTGTAGGTCAGCCCTACGACCCGAAAACGTGGGAGAATATGTCAATCCTTCAAAAGACACCGTACCTTTTGGGGCAAGGCCTTGGGTCGGCTACTCTTTTTGCGGGTGGTGGTGTTGCGGGTTCTGCTATGCGTATTCCACGGGCGGCTACTTCGGCAACAGCGTTTCTTATGGGTGAGCCAATGGCTTACGAAGAAGCTATCGCAGCCGGAATGGACGTGACAGAGGCTAAGCTAACATCAAAAATAATAGGCGGCGTTGAGGCTGTTTTGGAAGGATATATCGTGTCCGACCTTAAATTCTTTGATGCGCCGAAGTTCAGAAAAGGTATTATCGCTCAAAGACAAGCCGGAGATAGTATGCAAAAGGCTATCAAGGACAATGTGGTTGCGGCGATGAAGGATATTTCGGCGGGGGCGGTAGAGGAGTTTGGAGAAGAGGGCGCTATTGCTATTGCGGGTGATGCAGCCCGTGAGGTTTTTGATGCCGTTAAGAGTGAGGACTTTTACAAGGATACATTTAACCCTGAAAAAATAGCAGAACAAGCGTTTGCGGGTCTTTTAACGGGTGGCGGCATGAGGTTTATGGCTCAATTTCAAAAGCCACGAAGCGGTGCGACGGAAGATGTAATGCTTACAATGGCCGAAACGCCTCAAATGATAGGCACGGTTGCCGATGTGACGGATGCTGAAACTCAAGTCAAGGCTCAGGAAATGGCCGATGAGTTGAGCGAGAAGTTGCAGGGGTTGAAAGGACAGCCGAATTTCGAGCGTTTGAGCCGTGAAAAAAAGGCCCATGTATTAAGCGAACTTGACCGTAAGGCAAAGTTAGAGGAGTCTATGCGAGTAGTGGGTGTAAAACCCGACTCCACATTAGCCGAAATAGCCGCAATCGAGGCCGAGGTCAAGACTATTTTGGACACAGGCAAAACGCCTACCGAACTCTCCGAAGAAGCAAACAAAGCCAAAGCAGAACCGCAAGAGGCGGCGGTAGAGGTAGAAATGGAAGTTAAACCCCTCGAAAGTGAGGGGGATAAGACAGAAGCGAAAGACAACGTGTTTTATCACGGGACTGCCGTAGAGTTAGAAGGCAAATTGACCGCTCAAAAATCTAATTCAGCAGTAGGTTGGAATAGTGGCACTCTCGGTGACGCTGTTTACTTAACAAACAATAAAGATGCCGCTAAACTTTTTAGTCATCTTGCAAAGCAAAACAAAGCACTAAGGGAGTCAAAAGACGGTGATGTCGATGAGGGTGTTGGAAACGTATACGAAGTATCAATAAGTCCTGACGCAAGAATATTGAACGCTAACGATAAGCTAAATCCGTTGTTGATTAGACCATTGCTGAAAGAAGCGGGTTTAAGGGATGATACTATTTTGTCGTTTAGTGACAAAAATCTTTCAGATTTCAAGTATGTTTCTGACATTCTTAGATACGGAAAAAAAATAGAGGGAAATCACATTGAATGGCTTACTAAAAAATTAGGATACGATGGAATAAGGATAAAGGAAGATGTTTGGGAGAGTTGGGACTACTATCCCGACAATTTAGGCCTTGGGGCTAATAAGTTTCAAGAAACACCTGAAACTATTGCGATTTACAACGATGAAAAAATTGAAAAACAGGTAAAGTCAAGCAAAGAAAGTGAGGGGGTTGCCGACCAAGTAACCGACCAACCGACCGACCAAGTAACGGAGCGACCACAGGCAGGTGAAGCCGTTGAAATGCCCGCCACAGAAGCAATACAGGGCGAAGAAAGTCCAGTTAATTTACTAAAAAACAGGACAAATGAAACAGCACAGGCAAGCGATACTGAGGTTGATGGAGGCGTTCGACCTACGATTACAGAAGGTGAAGTCGGACAAGGGGGAGAAGGAGTACAACCCGCCGTTGACGTTGCAAGAGGTGAAGGAGAGGTTGAAATAGATTATGATAAGGATGTTGAGTCTTTTGTTGATAAAATTAAAGGGCAATTTTCAGGCGCTCGTCTTTTTGTTCGTAAGGATAACGCGGGCAAAACGGTGTCTTTCGAGTTGCATGAAGGAGAAAAAAATAAGCGTAACGCAAAAAGGTCTATCCCTGTTTTCTTTCCAAGTTTCAAATCAGACCCTTCTTATTACACTGAACCAACTGGAAGAAGCAAAAACAAGCCGACTCAGTTTGAGTTAGATAAAAAGGAGTTGATTGAGTCATTGGGATTGTATGGCAAAAAGAGTCCTGCCGATATTCTTGCACAAAGTCAACCCACAGCTTTACCGACAGAGGCAGAAGGTCAAGGTATAGGTGTACCGGACGCGCTTAAAGACGTTGAAAGTACGGCGAATGCGCTGAAAAAAGTGCCCGTAAAAACAAAAATAACAGACACAGCAACCGCGCGGGAATTTAATCCAAAAAGCAACGATGTCATAGCCGCCAACAATGAGAATAACTCATGGGATAAGGCGCTTCGTATGGGGGCTAAGGATATTGGGGACGGATGGTATAAGGTTGGTGAATCAAATGGAGACCCAATAGTTTATTCTCCTTCATTAGACAGGGCGTTTGTTTTAACTGACACAAAAGGAGGGAGAGTTGGCACTAATCTTTATAGGTTCATCCAAAATAATAACGGCGATGCTAATGCACTTGCCGAAGCCTACCACGCCGCAAAGAAAGACGGAAGCAACCCCGAACTTGTAAAGGCGGTTGAGGATTTGCTTGCACCGGACGCGTCGAAAAAAGGAGAAAAAATCGACATGAAAGAAGAACGTGTCGATGAAGTAAACATTAGTGAGCAGCCCGCAGTAGAGGTGACTGCGACCGACGGAGGGGGAGAGACCCCTTCCGTTTCAAAAGAAAAGCCAAAGAAGCCGTCAAAACTCCAAAAGTTAGCCGACGACTTGGATTCGTTTGCCGATGAATTAGGCGGTTCGTTAGGCGCAAATGCGGCGGCGGTTGCAGCAGCGGCGAGGGCACTTGCCAAAGTTCTTCGTTCCGTTGACAACATGGCCCAAGCACTTGCGGAGTGGCGAAAGTCCGACGAGTACAAGGCGCTTGAACCCGACGATGTAAAGAATATTGAATCCCGTGTATCCGAAAAGGTCGGCGACGATTACGTTCCGCCTACACCGGAGAAGGAGGAGAAGAAAGAAACGCCACAGCGCAAACTAAGAGGTGTTATCGAAGCCTATGTTAACCGAAGCGATCTTGACCAAGAGACCAAAGATGCGTTATTGGCCGACGACCGTTCCTACTACGAAACATTGGGCATCGAAGCCGCCCGTGACCTTGCGAAAGGAATTATTGCGGATTTAGGTATAGAAGATGCGGTTTCGTTGTCGGATAGACCCAATTCACCTGTTCCGGTAGAATTGCAGTCGCTTGTTTACGGCGAGGCGTTGATCTATGCCAAAGAACAAGGCCAAAAGGCTAAGACGGTAAACGAGAAGGATAAATGGGCCGACTATCAACTTGATGTCAAAGAGAAGTTGGCGGCTAAGGCCACGGCATACGGTCGCTACAATTCTTACATAGAAAGCATTTATGAAAACAGCGCATATTCTATTGTTCGCAAGTCAAAAAAAGAAATTGAAAAGCGAAACAAGATATTTGCGCCCAATGCTCAGAAAGCGGCCAAAGATGTAGCTAAAACCCTTGATAGCAAGGACGAGATGGCCGAAGCGGTCGAGGAGGCGGTTAACCGAATTTTGGGTGAAACCGTTGCCGAAAAGGACAGGATTATCAAGGAACTTGAGGACAAGATTAAGAAGATTCAGTCCGAGCCAAAAGCAGGAAAACCTCAGAAGCAAAGATCGTTCAAGCGTGAGAAATTAGACGAACTTCGCCGAAAGGCATTTGGCAAAGCAGCCGCAAACCCGTTCCTTGACCCGCAGGTGTGGGAGTACCTTAGTTACGCTTCGGGTTACTACCTTGAGAGTGGATACTACAAGTTCGCGGACTTCTACAAGAAAATGCGCCGTGACACAAAGGGTAAATACGAGGAGTATTTTGCGGAACTCTACGAAGAAGCTAAAGAGGCTTTGATTGAACGTGGGGTTGAAGCCGAACTATTCGATACGCCGGAAGTAGTCACTCAACTTGCCGAGGAAATGTATAAGGAAGGCGAGGCGCTGAAAGCTAAGTTAGAGGAGGAGAAGAACGCGAAGAAAGCCAAATTAGACTTAGATAAAGCCGCTAAAAAAGCCGAAAGAGAGGCAGCGAAGAAGATTAAGGACGAGGCAAAGAAATGGGAAGGAAAGGGGCTTGAAAAGCAGATTAAGGAAGCTTTGATTGATGCGGGTTACGGCAAAGAAGTCGGCGGCAAAATGCAGGTCGATTGGAAGAAAGTAACAACCGATAGCCGTGACGCAGCGCCCGTGGTGGCAAAGATTAAAGAGGCGTTGAAAGACCGGATTCCCGCAGATATTCTTGCTTCCATTATGCCTATTATTGAGTCAGAGGCCAATAGGATTGTGGTTGAGAAGAAGAAAAGAGCGGTTAAAACAAAGGTTGAAGCCTACAAAAGAGGCCGTTTGAGAGGCGTCGGTCAGGCCGTGCGCCGTAACACCCGTATTCAAGGACTTGTGGAAACATGGAAACAGGGTGGCTTAACCGATGCGGACGTTCTTGAAAAATTGGCCTCAGACTTCGGGGTTGTTGCGTTCTCAAAAGAAGATGAACGGAGCATTGAAAAGTTGGTCGAGGAGATTGACTCGATGGACGCCGGAGCGGAAAAGGAAAGGCTTGAGGAGAGGCTGCAAGCGTACTTAGAATATTTGGGTTCGCCGCAGTTCTTGACCAATGCTTTTCTTGAGCGCATGAAAGCCCGTCTTTTGAGTGGCCCTGTGACCGCCTTAAAGAACATGACGGGTTCTATTGACGCCGTTATTGACACCACATATAACGTGCTTGTCAATCAGGTTAGCCGTCAAGGTATCGGGGACAAAGAGATACTTCGCGCCGTGACAAAAGCACATAAAAAGGCTTTTTGGACGGCAATGGACGTTCTTTGGCGTGGCGGCATTGACAAAGGAACGGCAATGAGTGAGATTACCAAGAACAAAGAGGGTTCACCTTCGGTTCGTTACATGGAAAATCCGCGCATGGCGTTTAAGGACGTTGGGCTGTTTCACAAGTTGGGCGGGTACTCAGGCATAATGGAAAGACCGTTCATGCGGTTTATGTCGGCTTTCGATACGTTCAACCAAGTAATAGCCGAAGAAAGCGAGGCTTACACCTACATTAAGGCTCAGTTGCGCCGTGCCAACCCGTACATGAGCAACAAGGAGTTAAACCGCAGGGCTTACGAGGCCGCGTTTGCCGTTGAGATTAACGAAGCAGAGAAACAAGCTGAAAAAGAATACGCCGAAAAGGGTATAGACATTACCGACTTTGCCGGACGGACGCGCTACAACCGCCGTGTGCATGAGATTATAGAGCAAAAGAGGGGCGAGGATGTTCTTCGGGCGCAGCAGTTCTATGGAAATAGAACGACTTACAAGGCAACCGACCCATTCTTTTTTTCAAGTATCGGACTTGCGGTAAATGAGTTTAAGCAAGCGGGTTCACGAGCGATCAGGAAGGTTAAGAGCAAGACAAAGAACCCTAACGCTATCCGTGCGCTTGAACTTGGTGAGTTCATGTGGAAAGCCACTATGGACTTTCTTATTCCGTTCGTGAAGTCGGTGTCGAATATCCTTGAGAAGTCAATGGAGTTAACACCTGTGTACGGAGGTATTAAGGCGGCGGCATACACCGCGATGGCCGGATACAATAAGTCTAAGGGTATTGAAAGCGACTACGATTTTCGCAGGGCCGGACAGTATTACTACCGTGCGGCGGTTGGGGCGCTTATTTCAGCACTTATTCTTGCGGCTGCAGACGACGACGAGGAAGAAAAAATGAAGATGATCTTTGGCGAAGGGCCGGAAAATTGGAAAGAGGCTCAGAATATATCCAAAATGCGCCCCGCTAACACCATCCGAATCAATGGCAACAACATCAGCCTTGATTGGTTCGGGCCTTTTGCCGTGAACCTGAAAACCAAGGCCGCGCTTGAAGATGCCAAGAGATACAACAAGGAAGGTTTTATAGCCTTATCGGTTCTTTCTGCGGCGCTGAACAATATGTACTTTGAGCAGACGGGACGAATACTCACAGAGGCTACAAATTATCTGAAAAGTGGAGACGACAGGAAGATTTCTGCAATGCTCAAGAGACTTTCTGCGGAGTATTCTACGAGAATGACCATTCCTGCGACTTCGTTCTTCCGTCAGGCAGGGCAATTAGTTGACGCCGAGGCCAAAAAACCCGTGACATTTGCCGAGCAACTGATGAAATACTCAGGGCTTTTGCAGCCTATGATTGACCGTCCGGCGCTTGATTACCGTGGCAAAACCTACGACACGGGCCAAATTTACACCTCAAGTGCAGACGGGTTCGTAAAGATGTTCAAAGACGCCATTAAGGTGGATGAGGTTGATAGGCTTGTTTTCACGTACAACCCTTCGATTGCAGGGCCAAACAGGGGCGGTGAGGCATACCGGATAATGGAGGACGGAGATTACGTTCCGATGAGCGATGAGCAGTTCTACGAGGTCAGCAAAATGACAGGCGAAAACTTAGACCACCTTCTTAAAATTTGGGCCGAGAACCCCGTGCCAACGTCGGATTACGAGGTCACGCCCGCACGTCAGGAAAGGATTGTAAGGATGGCCGAGGAGCAGTTGTCGGATTTGGGTATTATGCTCACCAACGAGAATATCCGTCGCAAGGCACAGGACATTTTGGAGGAGGAATCCTACCGCGAAAAGATGAAAGCCACTATTAACGACATCAATACCAAGGCAAGAAATTACGCCGTGTATCAGTTCTATGTTAACAACAACCTTCGTGTGCCGATTAACTACTACGATGCCGAGGCTAAGTACCTGAAAAAAGAAAAAGAGTTGATACAAGGCTATGCGGAGGATTAAAAGTAAGCCTTAACTTTGGGAGATATGCGACTAACACTTATCTTGCTACTAATCGCTCAAGTGGTCACGGCTCAACCGACTGTTATAGGTGACGTTGTTACCGAGACACCCGCCAATACCGTTGTTGACCCCACGGTTACAAACAACATAATCGACAAGGCTTTCACAGGTCAGGTCGGGATTGTTGTCGTGGTTTTGGTGGGTATTATTGTCTTTCTTCTGTTCTTTTTATACAAAGAACGAAACGAAAAGGAGAAATACATCGAGCGCATGGCAGATATGGCTATTAAGACCAATCAGGTCATGGAAGCCGCGAAGAACGCATATTTGACCCTTGAAACCAAGATAGACGAACTGATAAAAAGATGAAGAAGCGCAGTTTTTTCGACGCTCAAGTGGCACAGCTTGACCAAACCTTAGAGTTTTGGCTTGAAAAGACAGTGCCTAATGAGGGAACGGTCAACCACTTTTCCCGCGATTTCCCGTCAAACAAGACACGGCTCAACGGACAGAGCAAAGAGGTTACTATCCAACAAGTGTTCCGCGACGATGAAGTCCAAGAACTATTTGTAGAAGTCTCAGCCGGAGGGTATGTGCCTATCCACGACCACGGCGATCATTATTGTGTTGTGAGGGTTGTGAAAGGGTGTATTTACGACCCTGTTTCCAAAAATAGATACTCCGAAGGGGAGATATACATAGTCGAGCCGTGTCAAAAGCATGGCGTCATTTGCAGCCGTGATACGTCTTACGTTACATGGAATACCCCTGATATGGACACCGCACGTCACATTTACCACACAGGCCGTTATAGGGCCAAAAACTTAGTTGCGTAATGGCAGTGTACATTTTAGGGGGTCACGTACCCGACCGTTCAAAAGGTAATTACGACCCCGGAGCAGTTGCCAACGGTTACACCGAGGCAGAACTAACCCGTGAACTGCGTGACCTAATTAGCGCGGAGTTAACGCCACGAAAGGTGAGACACTCCATAGACCACGACGCCGATTCACTCTCGCAAGTTTTGGCCAAGATTAATTCGACAGAATCCGACGTTATCTTAGACCTTCACTTTAACGCGGCCTCACCCCAAGCCACAGGGGTAGAAGTGATTGTACCGGAAAGACACACCGAACTTGAATGGAAGTCCGCAGAGGCTTGCTCAAAGAGTTTGGCGACGATTATGGGTATTCGCAGCCGTGGTGTAAAGGACGAAACCAAGACAGCCCGTAAGCGTTTAGCAGTGATGAGAGAAGCCGGAACAAACCTACTTGTCGAGGTCTGTTTCATAACCAATGTTAACGACATGGAAGCCTATCAATCCAAAAAGAAAGAGGTTGCAAAATATTTGGCCGACCTTGTGATGTGGGTTGAAAATCAAGTATTTTAGCCGAAAATAACCACCCAATGATTTACACACCCGAATTTTTAGGATTGCCACAGGAGGTAATCGACATCGCAAAGAACCGCGTAATGCGGAACGAGCGACAAAGAACAGTAAAGTTCTACACGAAAAACACACCGCAATATGCTTTCGACCGCGCAGGACGAAGGTATATCACGGGGTTTAAGCGTGAAACATTGCCGTATCTCACAACCACGCAAAGGAACAACAACGCCTATGCCTTGAATTGGCTTCACTCAAAAGTCCACGAGGACGGATACGAGTACAGTGGTCAGGACGAACAAGGCCGTCACATTTTCTTCCGTGACGAAGTAGAGTTTTGGCTTCCGAACTTTGTTCTTACGGCAGAACGAGCGGCAAGAATTAATGACCAATCGCCATTTGAACGCGACCAATACACACCACACCCTGACGGTGGTTATATCTGTTATCAACACCCGTCCGCGTTTTTTGTAACAGAGCAGAACGATGAAGTGATAGTTGAATGGCTTAACGACCCTGAGCAATACAACTACATTGGAACTGTTAATGGCCGTCGTCAAACCATTGTGGTAAGTGACGATGTAGTGGCCGAGACTTTAGGCATGACGATTGAGCAATTAAACGAGGAAGTCAAAACCACATGGCATGGTGTTAACGTATCTGCGGGTCAAATTGCAAACGCTTTTGTTGTTGTGGACAGCAATGTTAACGGAACGATTGAGCCAAGTATCTACGTCAACGGAACACTTACAGCCCCATCACAGTACGGCAACTTCACGACAATGCAAGGCACACGTACTTCGCTTCGTCTTAACGCGGTTGTCTACAACGATTGCACGGCTGAAACCGCTGATGCTTCGGCAGGGTTCGAGGCCGGAAATTTCGGTGCTTGTTCAATCGTAAAAGGAATTACATCTTTCCCGTTTGCAGTTGAGTTCGACCCGACAAAAGAACACGCTGTTGTGGAGTTCCGATTCTGCGAACAGCCTGAGACCGGCAAAGAATGGCGTTGGCACGGGTATTTCAACCTCAAGACAGGTGAGCAGATTCCGGCGCTTATTCGCAAGCCACACCCCGACGCAATCTTCTTCTAAAAACCATAACCCGACAAGGTGAAAGAGGGAGGTCAAAAGCCTCCTTTTTTTGTTACTTAGTTGTTAAAGTGTCCGTTTTGTGACTTAGTTGGGCGTACATTAGCGGTATGAAAAAGCTGACAGAAGAACAATTCAACGATGTGTATGGTGAATCCGAAGTCGTTTTTGCCCATTACTACAAGTATTCATTTTTGTTTGTGGGTGAGCTTGAAGGAAAGTCCATAAACATAATGGTTGGAGGTAATTCGGATGATATTTATAGATTTGACGTTGAGCCAAACAAAAAGTACAAGGTAAAAGAACTTGGCTTTAATTATGCCACCGTAAAAGACGGTGACGAAACTATTGTTGAAGTTTCTTGTTGGTGGTGAATAATTTATCACAAAATGAAAACCCGTTCCATAAAAGTCCTCGAAAACGCCGAATTAGCACACAGGGTAGCGGACTGCCTTGAAAGACTTGGTGTTAAGGACGACGGATACCACCTCAAGAACTTTGAGATACTTTACTCAAAATCAACGGGTGTGTACGGAGAACATATATCCGACCGTCAGAAAAGACGTATTGTGTCAAAAGTATTGCGCGGAAAGGCTAACAAAAAGTACGAGAAGTACGTGTTTATGCTTGAAAAGTATACCGACGCGATGGAAAGGATTTGGAAAACATCAAACAAGTAATAATGAGTACAGAAGTAGCAAAAGCAAAGGATTTTTTCGCTCAGAACTCGGTTCGGGCAAAGTTTGAAGAACTATTGGGTAAGCGTTCATCGGCGTTTATCACAACGGTCTTGCAGGTGGTCAATAATAATGATCTACTGAAAAAAGCAGACCCGACAACGGTGTATAACGCTGCGGCTGTGGCTGCAACCCTTGACCTTCCGGTTAACCCGTCTTTGGGATTCGCGTACATCGTCCCTTACGGCGGTCAGGCACAGTTCCAAATGGGTTACAAGGGGCTTATTCAGCTTGCACAGCGTTCCGGTCAATACAAGACTATCGGGGTGTCAGAGGTGTATGAGAATCAGATTGACGAGATCAACTTCATCACTAAAGAGGTCAAGTTCAAGAACGTCCGTGGTGAGGGTAAGGTTGCCGGATTCTACGCTTGGTTCAGTCTTTTGAATGGGTTTGAAAAGGCTATGTACATGAGCCGTGACGAAATGGAGTCACACGCTAAGAAATACAGTCAAATGTACAAGCGTGGCAAGGGTATTTGGGCCGAAGGAGAGGACGGATTTACGTCAATGGGTAAGAAAACCGTGCTTAAACTCCTTGTCGGACGTTTCGGGCCTATGAGTATCGAAATGCAGAAGGCTATCCAAACCGATCAGGGCGTAATTAAGGACGATACGGGCGAACAAGTAGAGTACATGGACAATCAGGCCATTGACCTTCACAAAGAGGCAGATAGGGCGCTTGCAATGATTTCGGACTGCACTAAAGCAGAGGAGTTAGAGGCGATTAAGTCCCAAACCGACGTAGATGTTTTCGCCATCATCGAGGATGAGTACAACGCTAAAATGAAGGAGGTGTCAAAATGAACTTAAGAAAACTTTGTACGAAAGACAAAAACGGAGTAGTTCCAATGTATGAACTTTTTGATATGGTTTACTCTGAAATACAAGGAGAAGAAGCGCTTTCACAATTAAGCGATTTTGTAGTGTGTGAGTACAACAAAAGCAGCGCACAGTTCAAGGTGTTTGACTCGAGAGAAAGACTGTATACACTTACCGTCTACAAAGATGGTGAATTGGGATTTTGGTGGGAAGGTCAGCCGCTTCACTTTAATCAAGCGCCTGTCTATGCCTATCTTTACAACAATGGGTTTTTGAAAGTAAAAGAAGGAGGTAACAAATGAAAAACCAAACGGCGGTAGAGTGGCTTGAGCAAGAATTAAGGAAACTTGCTCACGACTCAAATCATCACTTAGGAATGGGTGACGTTCGGGTAACTCAAGGAATGATGGATGAGTTATTTGAAAAGGCTAAGGAAATGGAGAGGGGGCAGATTGAAAATGCTTTTGGCGACGCATTGAACCAACACAGACACGGATGCTCTAATCGTTCTGAATACTACAACCAAACATACGGAGGTGAGAAATGATAACAATCAACACAATAACCAAAATAGCGTTTCTTCTGTACTACGGGATTCTTCTCGTGAGGTATTTTTTCTTTGAAATACAACCAAGTAACTTTGATTTATTGATTGTGATTGTACTAATACACGCTATAAACGACACAAACGAAAAATGAACGCCTCAGACATCAAATTCCGCTGCTCAGGGTTGTATAGCATTATGACCCATGAGAAAGCCACAGAACTACAAAAAGGACACATTACGCAGTGTAGGAAGACATACCGTAGCCTACGTTTCGACCGTGAACCCGAATACATCACAAAGTACACCGAAAAAGGGGTATTGGCAGAGGAGGACGGTATTACGCTGCTATCACGATACCTGTTCAAGCTAACAGGCAATCCGGTCGTGCTAAAGAAGAACGACGAAAGGGTAGAGAATGAGTGGATTTCAGGACACCCCGACTGCTACATCGGTGAGTCCATCACGGCTGCAACGGCAGGTTTCGACATCAAATGCTCGTGGGATATTCACTCTTTCCCAATGCCGGACGAGAAATTAGACGCCTCTTACGAATGGCAGAACCGTGGCTATATGTGGCTAACGGGTGCTAAAAAGTGGTCAACGGCTTATTGCCTCGTCAATGCTCCGGCATACATGATTACCCGTGAGAAGGAGAAGGTTTGGTATTCTATGGGACAACCCTCAGAGGACAACGAAAGATTTGTCGAGCATCTTGTCAAGATTGAAAAGAACATGATCTTTGACATGGCGCAGTTCCGAAAGGAGAACCCAAATACCGACCTTGAGGTGTTAAACCGTGACCTTTGGAGACACGATATGCCTCTTGAGGAACGGGTGCTGCTATTCACAATTAACCGTGACACCGACTACGAGGACAGGATTAAGTCTCGCGTAGAACTGTGCCGGAATTACATACTTAACAACTTAGTTAACGCGAAAGCACAAGAATAGCCGTCTGTACTCCGGCAGCAAGGGTGGCAACTATACCAATGGTTCGCCACCTTTTCTTTTTTACAACCTCTTTGTTGTACATGACAGACCACTTCTGAGTCTCGGCCTTTTGTTCGTTGTATAACGCCTTGTACTGATCGGAAACACCCTGACTAATCCTTACCTCGGCCTCTAATTTGGCAATCTGAGTGGCCTTTTCGTCAATGACTTCCTGCTTTAACTCTACCTGTTCGGTCAGTTCCTTATTAGCCCGCTCTAACTTGTAGTTTTCAAATTCAAGTGCCTCCCAAATAATCAGGACGCGCTGAATAGCCTCTAATTGCTCAAGATTAAACGCCGCTACTACCGTCCCATCAGGGAGCTTTAGGTACTTTGGATAACCGCTTTGCGACATCATCGAGCCGCTCATCAGCAGACATAGTACGAGCGTTACTAAGTGTTTCATTCCTTTTGGTTTTTGAACGTGACAATTCTTTGTTAATCTTATCTACTTCGGCCTCGCTTTGGGCTATCTTTTCGAGTAATGTTTCGACTACGGCCTCGGAACTATCCCTGTCTGCACGGAGTAATTTAATCTCCTGCTCAAGTGCCGTGGGTATTTCACGGAGGTTTTGAATGTCCATACGTGAACGTTCGAGCCGTGTCCACAGGTAGATATTACCTCCTACGCTTGTTAGGAACAGTATTCCAAGAGCGATGATAATGTATAGCGCCGTCTTTGCCATGTAGCAAATATATGCTAAAAACAATAGCAAAGGGCCAAGAAAATCTCAGCCCTCTATCGCTAACGAGTAAACTTTTTGGCCCTCGGACTTGACTTATTTGGATTTAGGCAAAGAGGAAAGTATCGCTGCACGTTTGGCAACCGGAATAGCGCTTTTACGACTTCTGCCTGTTGAACCACAATCCCCACACCGGAACGCCGAATAGATGTTAACAGTGGTGTGGTAATCGCTTTGCCATTGCAGTTTGCTTGACCCGCACGAAGGACACCGTTCAACCCCGTCAAGGATATGAAGCCCGATATTCGGGTGCGGTTGAATCCACGGTCTGATTCTCAGGTAATGTTCCTCCAAAGCCTTAACGTCACCGATATTGTAGACCTCCATTTGTCTCAGCGCCTCGGCGTCACCCGCGCAGCACTTAGCCCAAAGGTCAAAGCCTCCGGTGTCAATCTTGCGTCTTAGTCCCAACTTTTCATTGATGCTATCAAGCCTGTTGGACGAATTGGCAAATTGGTTTCTAAGGTGTAGCAAGGTATCAATGACTTTGTACGGCATCGGTGGCGGCATACCGTGGATGAGAAACCGTGTATTTACGCGCTTTACATCAAATCGGTGGGCGTTATGCGCTATAACACAAGAGGCTTCATTTATCTTCTCCCACAAGAGTTCAGTAATGCGCCTATCGTCCTGATTTACGGCTTCTTCCGGCGTAAGTACAGCACTAAAAGTTGAATCCTCAAACAACCATTTGGCCGACCAACAAAGCATAAACCAATCTTCAATTACCTGACTGTCGGATATGTTCTGTTTCCACTTGCCCCACACCCATGCCTTCAAGGGCGCGGTTTCGATGTCAAAAACAAGGATTCTTGCGGCTTTTTTGTAGTCTTGGACTTCTTCTACGTACTCGACTTTTCCGAACTTGTTGTACTTTGTCTTGAGCGCGTATTCGTCTTTGACTTCGCTGATTTTCTGCGCTCTTTTGAGGACTCTCCTCAAGTAACTCATCGTGCCTTCACCTTCTTCCCGTGGGTTTTCAAAGAAAAACTTAGGCCACTTTGATTGCGACATGGTTGTTTTGTTTGACCAAAGATACAACATTTCGAGCCGTGTCCGCATTTTTAACATTTCGTTTTACAATAAACCCGAATGTCCGTTCTACATTTGGCGAACAAATACGATAAACATGACCGACCCACGACTCCCCGCCGGGGCAGACCTCCACCCGTCCGCCCCGTGGAATCAAGACGAGCCTCGCCTTTGTGTGTTTTGCGACAGCGCCGAAATCCTCAACCAAGAGGAAAGGATTCTTGACAAAGAACTCGACGACGACAAGGCCGCAGTGTTGATTGAGGCGTGGAAGGATGAAAACACAGGAATTTGTAACCGATGTAATGTTGAATAACTAAATCAAAAAAATGAAAGAACAAATCGAAAAATTAGAGGCTCAACTAAAAGAACTAAAAAGAGTTTACGAAAATGAGCAAAAACTAAGGTATGAAGCGTCTGAACATAAGCACTTTGAAAAAGGTGACATAGTTACAGACGGCAACCATATTGCTTTAGTTGAATGGACTGAAAACAAAGGCATTGGTGCGCCTTATGAAAAAGGGTATATGGGTGCATCAATTATTAACGGACATCGTGGGTTTGGGACATTTAAAAGGGACGATTTCGAGCTTGTTTCAGACCCTTATTACAAGTCAACACATACCCTTACAATTAGTTTGACTGGGCTTGAAATTGAAGAAATAAAATATTCGCTTGGCCCAAAAAATTGCAACCCTAACAAATCAAAGACTAAAATGCTTGATTGTTTGGATGCTATTAGGTAGCACTACCGCTAATTCTCAGATAGCCCTACCTTTTGCACCCATATAACCCACCCACACCTGCGAACGGTGCTATACCTGAATGAAGATGGAATACGAAATGTCTGCGATAAATCACCCCGACTTCCCTGTGCCGGAAAGAGGAACAATCACTAAGGTGACGTTTGGCTTGGAAGAACTGAAAACCGTGAAGGTCAACTACGAGGAAAAGCGACTTCCAGCTAAAGTGAAAGAGGGAGACACGCTAACCCTTGATTGGGGAGTTAAAGCACTACTTAAAACAGATTAAGTCTTGACAACCCGTCCAAAAAAGAGTACATTAGCCCCATGATTAACAGGTTCATCCGTTGCGAGGAGGTGCAAGAAGAAAACTCACTCATTCAGGTCAAGAAAAAGCCCGTAGCACGGTACAAGGCTATCGAAGTCGGCGATATGTGCGAAAAGATAGAGGCCGGAGACGTTTTTAGCGCCTACCGAGGCTCGGTATCCAAAGGAATAGTATTTGAGGACGACGTTCTGTATGTTCTCAAGGGGTGAGAGTCCCGTGTTTTTTGTTTATTGTTTAAAGTGATGGGCTGTCAAACGAGACGGCCCTTTACTTATCTTAGCCCCATGAAGTGCCAAAGAGAAGAATGTTTTTGCACCGATTTCAACCGACACCTGTGCAAAGACTACCGTGCGGATAAACCTAAGCCAAAAGGGTTCGCAAAACGTAAACCCACAGGCGAAAAGGCCATGTTTGAAGACATTTGGGCCAAAAAAGCCCACGTTTGCGAAAGCTGCGGCAAGCATTTAAGGGAATTTAACGTATCCTACTTTAGCCATATCATCGCTAAGGGGGTGCGAAAAGACCTCCGGCTTGACCCCGATAATATTGTCCTTGAGTGCGTGGACTGCCACAATACGTGGGGTAACGGAAAGTTCAAAGACAAGATGTTGCAGCACTCGTGGGAGCGAAAATTGGCGTATATTGCAGCCAACGACAAAGAATTATACGCGAAGTACACATTTCTAATAGACAAACACCTATGATTAAGTTCCGGTCGCCTATCCACATCGTAAAATCAGTAACATTTGACGCACATAGCGTTGCAACCGTGCCTGACGGTGACGATGCCGTTGATATTCCGTTTGACTACAAGTTGACCTTGCGGATTGACAAAGTTTCAGCCGTGTATCCGTACATCGCTGTTAACAACGACACAAAGAAGGTCACGGTATCCGAAAAAAAGACAACTATCGAAACCGACTGCGGGACTTACACGGTTTGGGGTTCTGAACGTGAGATAAGAGAAAAACTTGGGCTATGAGTACACGGCGCAAAATATACTCCGAGGACTTGCTTTTCGACGGTCTTGTACCGGAAGAAGGCCACCCATCACGGATACTTCCTCAGAAACACCTTATCCATGTATCGCAGATAACTCGTATTGCGCTTGGCATGGAACGAAAGAACACTACTTTGGTGTTTTTGGCGGGCGAGGAATACCCGATTACTGCGGACTGTGAGTTTGAGACGTTTTCGGCCCTGCTTCTTGAGGCACGGCAGAATCAGATCAGGAACTCGCTTTGAGCCTATCGTAAGCCATAACCGCAATAGCCGCCGCCGACCAACAATCCTTGTAGATTCCTTTGGTTTTGTTCCCGAAGCGGTCGATTAAAGCCTTTCTAATCCTCGCGTCCTTAGACTTCGGGCCTACATAGCCCTTCTTTTTGTTGCAGCCGTGGTGGGATAGGACTTCGTGCCGTTTGATTACTTCCGGTTTATGGCCAATCCTTTCAAGGTACTCCAAGCACCTACCCACGAAATAAGCGGTTTGGAAGGTGGTTTCTCCTACACGGCCATAGGACTGCATACCCTCGATGTAGATTCTTTCAACCTGTTTGTAGCTGATGTAGTCGTGAAGGGTTGGCAGGAACTCCGAGTTAGAGCATTTAAGGTAGTCGAACCTTTCGCCGTCGAACAGGCAGAACGCCGACTCAGACGTTCCGGGGTCTATTCCGACCACTATTACTCTATCCCCGCCTGACTCCATGCTTCCTCCCACGATACGTTATATCCGGCCTCCCTTAATTTATCCATAATCTTCTCAATCTTGTGGCCTATGTAGATGTGCTCAAGTGCCAAAATCCACAGCCAAAGGACAAAAGAACCGCCGCACAAGAGTACCATTTCCGGCGACTCAAGCAAAGCCCCTGCGATTGCTCCGGTGAATAGGCAGTACAAGATTGTCCGATGTACCGACTTATTCCTTGCTACCCAACGGTTTAGCCCTGCGTCACGATAACTTTCTCTGACTATATCTCTGATACTCATGGGGGCTAATATACAAAAATCCCCGCGACTTTTCACGGGGACTTTCGACCTAAATTAACCTATTAACCAAAAAGCCTTGTAAAAATGCCGTCTTTCCGGCTGTCAGTGAAACACTAATTTTTGGACGGGGTAGGGCGTTCTGCCTACGGTAACATCTCTGTCTCCTCATTCACGCGAAGTGGTTGTCTTAACGGTTGTCCTCTGGTGCTCTGTCATCCCTGAGTTGGGCCCCCCGCAACATACGCGCGATACACTGTCTGTGGGTGTTAATCCACGACACCCGTCCTTTAGTGGAGCTGGTGGGAGTCGAACCCACGTCCAATCGGTTTCCAAAATTCATTTTCTTACAGGCTTATCGGGTTTGACATACCCGCAAACAGGGCCTCGACTTATCGCCGGAGGTGTCCACCAGTCCGTTTTACGTTCGGACAAACATTTTCAGGTTTTCTGTTGCCGTGAACAGCTTACGCTGCTGCCTGAACACCGTTCCACGAAGGGAACATAGGAATCACATTGTTGTCGTTTCTGACTTGTGCGTAAGGTCGCCACCTGCCTGAACTACATTCTTCTTTCCGACTGTCAAATCCAGTCAGCCCCATAAATCAAAGAACTGCCTCAAATATACATCACCCGTTCGAGCCGTGCAATGAATTTAACTTCTCAATAACAGCCTCAAGCGCTTCAAGCACTTCCATGTCATAGGTATCGTAGTCCAACTTCTGCATTAACCTTCTCTTTGTAGGCATGAAGGTCTTGATAGCACTCTTTGGGTTCATGTCGATGTCCTCAAAGTAGGCAAGGGCACGGCTCAAACGCTCGTATGGGAAAGCCCTTATCTTCTTCGGGGTAGTGGTTTTCATATCTCGTCAATCGTTTCTTTCACCCCTGCGACTATCCTCTGAAACAGCGACTCTTTTTTGGCCCCTGCGTGATGCCGTGCAAGGTCGTTGAATGTGGCTTGTTTCCATCCGTCCGGCGTGAATGTGGACTGAATACACCGTGCCGATTTCGGGTAACGGGTGTCGATTTTTACGGTTTCTTTGGTCATTTGAAGCCTCCTTTTTGTAAAACACTGTTAATAGCTGTGGTTATCTTCTCTTTTTCAGCGATAATCCTTGTATAATTCCTCTTGCTTGGGTGAATGATGTAACAAATGTTGTCGTGCTGAAACCCGAACTCAGTTAACGCTTCTTTAGCCACGTTACCAAGTACTATTACACCTTTAGCCTGTACTCCCTTAAAATACAAACAAGCATCGTAATACTGTCTCATCCTTTTTTTGTCCGGCGCTTTATGCCCTGACTGACCAAAGCCGGGAAACTCATCTGTCATTGCCTCAAACTCGAAGATACTTTGGGCATCCATTTGACTTATTCCGCACCACGCAAGCATATCGTAAAGCATAGTGGTGTCGTATGGCACTTGCTGCTTAACAGCGGGTGGTGCTTGGCCTATAATTAAGTATTCGTTCATCTTACAAATGTTGTTTTGGCTGCCTCTGCAACCGTTGGTTTGTGACCTAAGATTCTCTCTGTGTGGACAAAACTTCGCTTCCACATGGCTTCTTTGGCCTTTTCGGAAAGCGACTGAACCGATGCGTGGGCAAGGTGTAGAACGCCGCTAAACCCCACTTTTGCGTGGTAGATAGCCGGAAGTTTCATGCAGAAAGAAAGCATAGCATGGGGAGATTGACGGGTTTTCACATGGCTATCCGGCCCGAAGTATTGAACCCAAGACACGAATTGCCCGCTTTTCACTCGCAATCCATCGTACATATCGTCTATGTTTTCAAGGTAAAACCCGTTGTCCAATGCCCATTGCCTAACTTCTTGGGCTGACATACTTGGAAATACGATTGATTGAATAAAAGTGTCTTTCGCTACGCCTGAGTAGTCGGATATGGCATCTATTCGCCAATTAACCGATTCAGGATTCCGTGCCATCACCTGAGCGAAAACACAACCAATACCGCCTGACTTCATCCATTCGATGTTTTCTCTTGTTTCTTTGTTCATTGCGCTGTTTCTTTTGTGGGTTCTACGAGGTTTACAATGTTCTTCAAGGTCTGCTCAAAAGCCCTGTCGAAGTACTCACGGTCAACGACTTCGGATTTGCCTACGCAATAGTTGTCAAACTCGGTTGTGGTCACGGTCAATCGGTCTTCAACCTCGATGCTGTAATTGGCTACGTTCACCGACACGCATTTCAAAGGTGAAAGGTGGCAGGTTACAGTCCATTCTTTACCCGTGGAGTAATTACGGAGCGTGTAAAACGGGAATCTTGGGATGTCTGTTTTCATGTTTGTGTGTATTAAACGGTCGTGTTTTTTGTGTTGTTATACCCGCGAAAATAACACAGGGTTACGTTAACGGGCTGTTAAAAAGCTAACTTGTTAAAATTCAGGATGTTGCAATTCAGGCTTTTTCGCCGCCTTTTTCACGTCTTTTAACAGTGAGTTCACCTCATCCACCGCGCTTTGCAGGGGTGCGGTCGCTGCCTCGAAAACCTGAGCGGAAATAAGCCCTTTTGTACGCATTTCGCGTACTTGCATTATTTCCCTCATGTAGCCTTCGATGGCTGAGTTAAGGTGCAGTTCGATTAGTTTGTAGTTCATGGCTGACCTCCTTCTGCTTTTTGTATGGCGGCAGCAAGTTTGGTAATAGCTTCACTCGCAATGGATGAGTGCATAAGTTCATCCACAAGATACTCAAGCGCCATTTTTGCCTCAATACACGCCTCCAACAAGTCCGGTGCGGCGGCGATTAGTTTGGCGTCTTTTTCAAGCGCGTTTTCAAAGATGAACCAATCGCTTGACGGTGATTTACCTCCGTATAAATTGCATCCGTTTTGTTTAATTAAACTCCACGGCCCTTTTGTGTGTTTGCTCATTACTTTGCGATTTTAGGCATTTTTGTTTGTTGTTCTTGTCCGTCAAGCAGATACGCACACTCCTTGCACCGTACCTCTAAGGGTGAACGGCGGAAACGCACACAATCCACGTACTTCCGGTTGTTCTCTTTTACCCTTTGTCTTTCGACTGCCATTCCTGTTCCGACCGCCGCAGCGAGTAGGAAGGTTATCATGCCAATCTTGAAAATTCGATTTTCCATGTTCCGAGTCTATAATTTAAGTTATCCTTGAGTTGATTTTGCTTTGCGACACACACGGGGTACGGCCCTTCGACAAGCGTTTGAGCCGTGTTACCCACGCGATATGTCAGCTTCCATAGTTTCATTATCGTTTGCTCCAATACTCCCTGAATAGTGAAGCCGCAAGCCACATCATTACCTTCATCATGGTCTCCAAAGGTTTGACCAGTCATAGTCGCCCTGAGTATGCTCACCGCTTACCCATTTCATTTTACCTGTTTCGAGGTCGCAGATACGCACGTCCCCGATAAACACTGAGCCGGATAAATCCCAAGCCCCTCTGATTTCGATTACTTGTTCCATTGTTGTTATTTGTTATTGATTACGGCGGCTAATGTACTGCGGTGGACACGGCAAAATCAACTATTTTCTTGGAAATTAGCCTAATTGTAACAATCGCACGACGAAAGTCAAAAAACGCTCGACGAAAAATACTTTTCAACACTTACTAAAAAAGTTTGCAATCTGCGAATCGAGGATTGTATATTTACGGCTCAAACGTACGATGCTTTTCGTAGTGAAGGGGAAACCACTGCGAAAGGCAAAAGAAAGAGGAATAAACCCCTTTTGCTTTAGCCCTGTCAGTTTCCCCGCAGGGCTTTTCGTTTTTTATGAATTTATCGGTAATCCCGTACAAAAGCATCCCGAACTACCCAGTGCAAACGCTTGTCGTTTACGCCGTGTTCAAAAGGGCTTTTCGTAACGGGGTTATCTTTTACCACAAAGGGGCAAAGGGTGTCCTTAAAACCGGACGGTTGCCGTATAAGTCGGCTTCAACCATTGCAAACAAGATACAGCACCTAATTGACAATGGATTTGCTCGCGTAGAATCGGGCCGTGTCATTCTCACCCCAAAACGTAACTTAGAAGGAACTCAATACCTCAAAATCCGTGAAGAAGATGTAAGAAAGGAAATAATCTCCGCAATAGTTCGGAGCAAGATAAATCGCGTGGCATACTACAATGCTACAAAGGCGGCACAAGCAAAGTCAACACAGCGCAAAATGCTAAAAAAATACCGTGGTCGCCCCGTGGAAATCAGTACCCGCGAATTATCCAAGCTAACCGGACTTTCAAAATCAACCATGCAGAAACTTAGTTCCGACCTAATCGGGATAGAAAAGACCACCCACAAGAAACAAAGGGTTAAACGTGCCTCTATTCAAGAATGGGCGCACCGTCAAATGTGGTGGAATTACCCCTTTTCTATGTCTGAGTGTTTCTACTCCTATGGTTCGATATGGCGGGTGCGTAAGTCTGAGTTCAGTCTATGTTGACTTAAGTACGGCCATTTTTTTTCACATCCATTCGAGCCGTGCCACTAAAACAGAAAGCCCCGCACAAGGCAGGGCAATCCGTAAACAAACTAACTCAACACTTAGCTTTCAATATTCGCTAATAGTTCCCAATGCTTTTTAGCCAGCTCCATACATTCACCCCTTTTCTTAAAGTACGCATCCCATTGTACGTTAGGGCCGATTCCCACAAGTCGCCGAACTGCTGCGGCCTCAGAATCATTCGGGACGCAATACACATACACTTTCCCCTCTATTTTCCTTGTGTCGTAGAATTGCCCGTGTACCTCCGTGCCGTCCTCAAGGACTGCGATAGTGCTTACTTTGTACTTCATATCCATTCCATTTTTAGGATGTCTTTTTTCTTTGCCTTAATCCCCACGAAGAACAACATATCGTCGTGGTCGTTAAGGTCAAAATCTCCGATGTTAGACGTGTCCAATGCCTTTTTTAACTCAGGGTTGGTCGCGCTCATTTCGGGATAGTTTTCGCTACCTACCGGACGCCAAGTTATGCGAATCCGGCTTTTCTTTAGCTTGATACCCTCCATAGTAATATCAAACAGGCTTTTACCTTTTACTTTCATGGTCTTTCGTTGTTAGTAATTCGCGCCGTGCCCCTATTTCTCAACGTGATAGACGCCCGTTTCCGGTTCAATATGCACAGCAGCAGGGTTAACGTTCTTGTACATTCGTCCTCCATCGGTAAACACCGTCAATCGGAACGGTATATCCTCAGCGGGTAGGACTTGTGTAATTATACACGGAATCCGCTCAATTTGCCCGTTTACGTACACGTCTATGCGGGCTTTCTGACAAGGTTCATGTGTCATTGTCTTCCGCATTTTCTTTTCTTTCCTCTTTCATTCTCCCGCTTGTACTTCGTGCTCTTTTTGTGGTGCGCTTTGTAATTGTAGCCGGATTTGGGACGTTTGGGTTTGGCCTCAGCCGTTTGCGCCGTGCCAATAAGCAGGACGGCCACGATAATAAGTGTAAATAGCTTTTTCATGTATTAGAATGGTTTAGGTTCGTTTGTAACTCCGTTCTCAATCAGTAGGAAGTAACAACCTTCACAGGCTGCGTCACCTTCGCCGTGCAGATTAACACACTTATCAAAGGTGTTCGCGCCTCTCAAAATTCGGGTTTCTCTGTGCAGATAGGCGGACGCGCTGAGGCTACCGATCAGCACAATAAGACAAAGGATGTTTTTCGCTTTTTTCATTGCTTTAGTGTTAGTCTTTTGACGCCACTCCCCCGCTGCGGGTATCATTCCAGTAGCGGGGCAGGCGTTCGGGCCGTGTCTAGTTACATACGACGAAATACATATCCGCCATGTTCCCAAAATTCGTTTATCAACAACTCTTCCCCGTATGCCTCATAATCAAAGTGATATTTGAAACGCTCAGGGATAGCCTGAAACTCGCAATCCTGATCGAGTTCCCACTCAGCAAGTTCCTCAGCAACCTTGTAAGAAGTGAAGCAGCCAACGTAAGCATCCCGAAACTCATCCACGTTAGGGCTATTGCCGTCATTTACATAAATCTCAAATGCCTCAGCCTCATCTTCACTCAATTCTGCCGTGTCCTCAAGATATTGGAATACCTCAGATACGTCACTTTCTGAATAGAGACGTTCAGGGAATCCCTCATAATCCTGAAACATAAACTCAGGGTCTTGCTCATCTGAATGAAGTTCACGGCACTTGTCCATAAACTCATCATAAGTGAGACCATCAAGGTCAATCCATGCGCCCGAGATAGAACCGCTGTTATACTTGTGGTAGGTGCCAACGTAAACCCGTGGCGTGGTGTTAACTGCTGTGTTCATTGTGCTTTTGTTGTTTGTTTGTGTGAGGCAAATGTATATACGAAAATCCCCTGTTCCGACAAAAATTTTTGGTGTAGCCTCAAAAATTAGCCTAACCGCTTAAAACCTTCGACGAATTGCCTAAAATCGTAGACAGAAATATGTAAAATAAAGTGGTCAAAATTTGGAAGGTACGTTTCGCGCCGTGTATATTTGCCCCGAACATTTAACAACTACACACAATGCAAGTGAAAGCCATCTACAAAGTAAAGGGAACCTCATGGGTTATCAGAACACTATCCGGTGCAACCTGCCTTGCTCAGTTCCTAATCCTCAGCCCCGAAAATTACAAGCAAGTAAACGCTGAAACCATTACCAAAGCAAGAGCAAAAGAAATTGCCGGATACTTACCGGAATAAACACACACCACACTACAAAGGGGCTGCACATAGTTGCGGCCTTTTTTGTGTCCATACTTAGCGGTACACAGGCGCACGGAATGGATTAACTAACCGTTCGCGCCGTGCCTCACGTCTCACACCCATACACAGAGACAGAACAAGACAGAAGGCCACGCGAAGCGGATACACACAACTAGGTCTATTAGCTGAAACCAAACTAAAAAGGGGTGCTGAACTTTGACTAAGGTTAAAACCTTGGAAATCAAACGAAAAAGTAAGAAGAAAGGTTTTTTTAATGCGCCTACCCGCGCGTTAACTCTCCCTTTTTCAATCCCTGCTCACCCCTTTTTATAGCCCTTTTACGTCCGTTTCTGACACCTGCTGAAAATAGGTCGGTCACTTTTCGCCGTAGGCAGGATACCAGTGTTTTCGGGTTTTTCTGTTTTTTAGCCTTCTGAAAATGGGTCTAAAAAGTGACCTAAAAACATGACCGGATTGTACACCTTTGTGTGGGAATGCGCGGTAATGCTAAGGAATTTAGCAAGTTAGGGCCATAGCTATCCCTTGCCACACTGAATGCAGCCGGATGAATCGCGCCGTGAATAGCTTAGTTTCAGCCTCAATAGGCGTACATTAGTGCTTCTGTGGTACGTAGGTATACCCTTAGCCTTTCCATGCGCTTAAAAGGGCTGAAATGCAATGCTAAGAATTTTAGCACGACAGGTCACAAAAAAAGCGGGAACATTGCCCCGCTCTTGTTTGGTTGGTACTTCTCAGCTAAAGTTAAACCCGTCTATGTTTTCTCCGGTTGCTTTTACCTTGTGCCTGTAAAAAATCCCACCGCAGGTTGTCCCGTCTTTCCTTTCAACTATTATTTGGATTGGATTGTAATACACGTAGTTTTCACCCTCTAGTTTAACGGTCAAAACTTCGTCGGGAATATCGCATGAGAATACAGGTTCACCACCTATAAAGGTGTATGAATTGTATCCCGCGTTATACATCTTTGGTAGTTCCTTATCTGCCTTCAATATGTATGGTGAATAGTGCGGGTTAGGACACTCTTTTTTGTTACCTGTGAATGAAAGGTGGATGTTCATCTTGCTTGTGTTTTCGTTGTTTGTTGTTCGGGGGTTAGGCTATAACCATTTTTATCGCCTCTGATGTCGCTGACTCTAGTGAGTGCATTTGTGCTGTTGTCTTCATACCTTCGTTTACAACCCATCCCCCAAAAGGGCCTAAACTTAGCCCGACTATATGGTACGTATAGTGATTGTCAGCGGCGTACTTTTTTCTGAATATTAGCGCTCTTCTCTTTTCGTTGCTTACTTCTTTGAAACATGGAAAATCTTTAGTTTGCATGGCTTTGTGTTGTTTGTTTGTTTCTGCGAATATACGCACACGGCGCGAACGTATGCAAGACTTTTCTAATTTATTCGCCTAATTACGCAATATCCTCGACTAACATCGCAATACCTTCGACGAATACACATTTTGTTGTGCTAAAAATACTAGCAATAGCCTTTTCCGGTCTATGCGCTGCCTTAGTGTGCCGTGTACACCTTTGCCTTTATTCTCGCACGGGCAGCACAGGACGGACTAGCTTTTATTTAGAACGATTCTAAATTAGGTCACTTCATTAGGGTAGGGGTGGGCCGCGAAACTCACTTCGGGAAAAATGGGACGGGGTGGGGTGGAGCGACCACACAGCATCATATAAAGACTGCCTTTTTTTTCTTTTTCCGCCAACCCTCATATAAAGACTGCTGTTTTCCCACAAAACACTATTCTTCGTAACCCTTTATAAAGTCGTAGCCCGCTATAACATCTTTGTAGTTTACGCTATTGAGGTTTATTATGGCTACGTTGCACATTTTGAGGCATTCTATACACGGAAGGTGGTCTGTGCAATTTGGGTTGTTGTGGCAATATGAGGCCATTAGAAGGACTGCGTGACGGTTTTCGTCTATTGTTTCTGCCTTGAGTCTTTCTCTAGCCTCTTCTTGTGCTTTTCTTATTGTGTCTATCATGGTTGTTGTGTGTGTCACGGCTCGAAAATTTGTTAATTATCAGTTAATTCCATGCAGTAGTCGTTGAGTATAGACACGGCTTTTATGGTGCATTGTGTAGTAAGTCCGTATCCTTCGACGTTGCCTGAGTGGGAGTAGTTTCCGCTTGTCTTTACAAAGAACGGCATTTGGGTTTCGTGGAAGTCCTTGTCGTCGTCGATAATAACATATCTGTCCACGGGGTTTTTGTCAATCCATGCTTTTACCTCGTCGCCTCTTACTACGCCAAGCCAAAGTCCGTTGTCTTGTATTTCGGCAAGGTCGGGGGTTATGTCTATTACCTCTCCGGCGAGTCCTCTTTTCTGCCACATTTCTTTCATGGCTTTAAGACCTGAGTGTCGCCATGTGGAGGATATGACGATTTGAGCGCCTGTTTGGTCAATAAGGGTTTTGAGGTTTGAGACGAACGGTTCTTGGAATATTGCTCCGTACTCATCGAAGTCTTTTGTTATTACGTTGAGTACACCGTCTATGTCAAGGAAGATTACTTTTTTCACGGCTCGAACGGTTATTTACGGAAATCTTTTGATATTCGGTACAGCATCCAAAGGAACGCAATTAGGCATAGTGTGATGCAAGTTATACCGATGTTTATGTTTTGATGCCCTGATTTTTTATGGTGGGTTATGTGTACGTATGCTAGTTCCATGTTATGGCTTTTTATATTACGCAAATCCGCTGACTATTGGGCCGTTATCGTGATATGCCCAAGTTATGTCGTGTATGAATATTTGCTCAAACTTAGACGCCCATTTGTCAACGCTTTGTTTTATGTCGTTTAGGGATGGGTTTGACTTGCTGCTTACCGAAAACTTAAACAGGTTATAACGATTTACCACAACTCCGACCTCTTCTTCGTAGCTTTTTTTAGCGTAATAGTCCATCCATGCGTTTAGTAGGTTGGCAGGCGTATTCAGATCTAATGAAGGGTACTTAATTGCTTCTTGTTCGGCTGGATTGGTTAAAACTCCGTCTTTTAGTATCAAGTAAAGTCCTTTCATAACGGTTGACGGAAAGTTATCAAGTATGTAAAAAGCCAATTCGTTACAAAAATCCTCGTTTATTAGTATTGGAGACATGACGCTTCCGTATACTCCATGCTCTCTAGACCTTTCTACAAGTGCTTTTGTTCTGTATCGTATAAGGTCTTTGTCGCTTAGTGATTTTACGGATTCAAGTATTTTACCATCAATTTCTTGCGCTTGACTTTTAAGCTCTTTCAAGATCGCTTCTTTTTGTCTCTCAAGCTTGACTACTTCGTTTAGTTCCATGTTTTTAGATGTTGCTGTTGTAGTATTCCTGTTCCGCTCGTTGCTGTTCCCACATCGAATGTGTTGGATAGTTCATTTTCAGTCGGTTAAGTTCGGTTTTAGCTTTTAGCAGTTCGGTGTTTAGCCTTATTGCATCTTCCGTGAGTCTATCTATCTCGAAGATTAGTTCAAGGACGTTAAAGTCACTTGGGTTTTGTATACCTTCAAATGCTTTTAGGCAGTGTTGTTCTCTTGTCACGGCTCGAACGGTTATTTAAGTGCTTGTATGAGGTTATCGAGGGTTTGGGTGTACCTTACTCCTCCTTTTTCTTCGTTTTGGTGTTCGATTTTGTGCTTAAGGATACCGTATGCCCATGCCTTGAGACCGTTCTCTTCTTTTGCGAAGACCTTTTTGTTGTCGCTAAGGTATAAGGTCCATGTTTTTGTTTGGGGGTTGTACGTGAACTTTTGGTCTATTAGGTCTTGTTGGGATATGGGTTTCACGGCTCGATTATTTGTCGGTTTCAGCGAAGATTGGTTCGGGCCTTCCGTATTTCTTTGCTTCTTCTATTTTGCTCTTTTTGAACTCCGGCCAGCAGTCTTTCATCCATTGCTCGTAGGTTGGAAGCGTCGTTACGTCTCCCCCTAGTTCTCGAAAGAAGATGGATTGGGATATGTAGACATCTGATGATGGAAAGTAGCTTGGTGGGTTGCTTGGGGTTTCGTCTATTGGAAACCAGTCATTTTCTTGTTTCACGGCTCGATTGTTTGTTAATCCTCGTTTTCACCGAGGGTTTCTTCGATAAGTCCTATTGCGAGTTCTAATTGGCAATCGGTGTCGATGTGGTTTTGGTTTGTGAGTGCTGCGGATAGGATTTCTTGTACCCGTGTAAGACACCTGTATATCTTTTCGGGGTGTTTGATTGCTGCACAGGAGTTTACGCACTCGACGATACGTTCGGCGTCTTCTTTACGCCAAATGTCGCCGATAGAAAGATGTTCGTTTGATAAGGCAAAATAACCTTCGGGAGTTTCGTGTGATATTTCCCACGGTTCGGGTGTGTGTTCTTTGCTCATATTATGTAAAGTAGTGTTTACGCGCCTTTCAGACTTTTTAGCTCGGTTGTTCGGGCGACAATCTCCCTATTGGTCTCAGCAAGAGTAAGTTCCCAAATTAAGATGTCAGCCGTATGTTCGGGTTTGTTGTAGAACAGGTTGTTGTAGCGCTCGTGGAGGACATATACCTCGTTTTCGATTGTCTTGATGCGCTCACGGGTGAAGTGTTGCTCGAATAACATGGGGCTAAGGTAGGCACGGCTCGAACGCCTGTGTGATAATTAACACTTCATTAGCATAAAAAAGGGGCTTTAAGTTGCAGCCCCTTCTTTTTTTTTACTTAGACCTTCTCTTCCTTTTCTCCGTCCATCCACGGTTTTTGGCAAACCATTTCTCTTTCGTTCCGTCCATAAGGTCGGGCCATGAGCCGTTAAACGCTCCTACAACGATTGCGTCTACGTTTTTTTCGACTGCTTTTGTTGTCCGAAGTGTTTCGGATGATGCGAGTATTTTGCCATTAGCGGCTACGATTCGCACGGTGTACTGGCCGTTTTCTGCGTCGGCCACTTCTAAGAAACCTGTTTCTCTCATTGTGTTATGTGTATTTAGGGGTGAACGTTTCGCATACACCTGTGTCTTTCTCCATAAAACACGCCTGTTCCTTTGAGAATAGTTCGGGATTACGGCAAGCAAAACCCGCGACTTCGGATATTTGACCCTTTAGCCTCTTTTTCGACGGGTGTTTGTATAGGGTCGAGCAGTAAAGGCAGTTGCGGCACATCTTTTTCATGGCTCAATCGGGTTATTAAGTTCACGAACAGCAGCCCAAAGGTCTTTTATCACGTTATCGCCAAACGGGAAAGCCTCTTTACTTCCGGTTCTATATCCCTCAAGATACATTCCGATTAGCCTTAGTGATTCTGCGAGTTGCTTTCTTTCTTTCATTCGATTGGGTTTTTGAAGTCAAAGTATGATTTGTCAAACGGCTCAAACATGAACCAAATATGCTTTCCTTTGTCGTCAATTATTGATGAATCCCAATGAACCTTGTAGTATTCGCCTTCTGTAAAACCGTTAATAGGTCTAATGCACCTTACTTTTTTGTTTACGCACCTATCTATTGAAGGCGTCCACCCGAATGGGTAATCGTCAAATTTAGCCATTTTCTTGTGGTTTATACTCCTGCGGAAATCTATCTCCGCCCCAAAGTATCGGTTTTTCACAGGCTTTCTTTATCATGTCGCACGTCCAAAGGATGTCCTCGATAGACTCTCCGCCAATACGCTTATCAACGCTGTATGCTCGCGGAACGCCGTCGGCGTAATGGACTTCTTGCGCTTCAAAGTAGACTCCGTGCGGAGAGTCGAAAGCGAGTATCCTATGATTCCAAGTTCTCATTGCCATTGTCGTTTTGATTGCTCTTCCAAATCAGTAACGCTGCGATTAGCAAAACTCCCATCCAAAACATTGCTTCGTGCATGACTTATCGTTCTTTAAGGTTGATTTTAGGGTTTATTGCGTGATTTATCAAACGCTACGGCAAGTAAATTGTCGTATGCGGCTTGTAAGTTCTCGCTTTTGTGTTCTACTTGGTCGGCAAATAGCACAACCGCCTCAAGAAGTTCGCTATAACGCCTCATCGCAATCTGATAATTTGCGTCACATCGTTTAATGCCCCTCATGTATCCGTGAATATCGGATTTTTGACCGTCTTCGGGGATTAGGGCTAAGAATTTCTCTCTGTTTGTCATTTCACCTCACAAATTACAAAGTCCTGAGTTAGATTAGGCATTACAATAACCGCTTTTTTCACCTTGCGACCGTCTTTTAGCCCGATTGTAGTGAAAAGTTCAAACGGCTCGACGGCTATATCGGTGATGTTCTTGACCGTGGTAGCAGAAGCGCCGTGTCTTTCGAGGAATAGCGATATATCGTTGTACTTAGTTATTGTCATAGATTTCCGTGATTTTCTCGTTTGCGGTTAGCACGGCTTGAATCATGGTATCATTTCGGAAGTCAAGATGCACACCGTTGTCGTACACAAAAGACCACCAAATTAGTCCCGTATCATCCCATTGGCACTTGACGTAGTGGACGTATCCCTTGTACTCGGTCTGATAGAGGTATTGATTGACCATTTCCCACTTAATCCACGGCTTGAACGTATGCCGAAAAGCAGGGTTAAGCGGCGACGACCAAGCTAAGTTAACGCCTATCCAAGCCGTAAGGGCTATGATATTAAACGTCAGTTCACCTTCACGAGCGTAGAATAAATTAACCGTCAGCCCTATGGCTATAATAGACACAAGGTACATTCTAACCGGACGCCGTGTCCACCAATGTTGGAAGTAGGAGTAAATCATACTCCAAATATAGGTGGGTTACTTAAGGCACGGCGCGAATTAACACATCATTCACAATTTTGTCGAGGCGAATGTGCTAAAGGCAGTATTGGGGTCTTGACCGATTAGGTTCACGAACTCAGCAAGTTTAGTCTCGTCTGTGCTAATGGCTTGAAGTATTGCTGCTCGAATGGTATTGTCGGCAATAATCTGATTTCGGTAGGCGATTTCCTCCTCGCTTGCGTCCTCGGAAAGTTCCGGTACTACGTCTTGCGAAAAAGTGAATTGAATAGTCCCGTGGTTAAGGGTTGCGACCTTTAAGACTCCCTGACCGAAAAAATAGTCGTACTTTATCATGAGAATGTGAATAGATTTGAGGTTGTGAGTTGTTGTGCCGATGCACCCGAAGCATTGTTTTGTGCGCTGTAATTTACGAGGTCTCCTGCGGCTACTGTGTCCGAATTTACAAGGTCGCTAAAAGTCCCTGCACCGCTTCCGGCTGCGATTGTGATAATTAGGTTTCCATTTGCGCCGTTAATCCGCGAGCGAAGCACAAGTGAGCCTGATGCAGGTTGAGCGTTTGATGTTCTGAAATACCACCTCGACATAGTTCCGGCTGATACGACAACGGATTGACGGGCGGATTCGGTTGTACTGTCCGTGACTTGACCGCCAAAGAGCGAACCAAATTCCGTTGCTCCTGCGGCCACGGTTGCTGCGCCTTGTCCGTTGCTCCATGTTTCTCTTGCCGCAAGAGTTTCAATCTTGTCGTACAGCGCGTTTTTGGTTGGGACTTCTACGCTACCGTTCCATGCTACGCCATAAGCCTCGTCGTCCACGGTTACATTGCTTGCGTCCAAATCGTTAGTCACAATCACGTTACCCGCAGCATTAATACGCATACGCTCGGTGAGCGCCTGTGTGCCATCGGGGGAGGTTTTGAAGATAATCCGTCCGGGCATATCGTTTGACGCCGGACTGCCATCTACCTCAAAATCAATCTGTGCTGCGGTCGCGTAGTCCGTCCCGTCGTATGCCGCGCCTGTAATAGATGCTATTCTATCGCCGTCTTGTACGATTGTAGGAGATGCTGATGTGCCTCGTGAGCGAGTCCAAAGGATAGACGCTCCGGCTGCTGCTGTGTTTGTGTGCCTGTGGGCTTCGAGTTCTACCTCGCTAAGACCGTCGTTTCCTGCCGTGCGAATGTGAGAGGTTATTGCGACACCGTTAACCGTTACAGCACCCGCCTCATTAACCGAAAGGATATTATTGGTCTTGTCAAATGTCAGCCCTGCGTCCGCGCCAAAAGAACCTCCGTCGTTGAACTGAACTTGCGTGTCTGAACCCGCGGGTGAGGTTGAGCCGCCTGTTCCTACTTGCGTCCATACCGCTGCCGTTGGCGTGGCGTCTTCGCACACATAAAGTTCCGGCGGCGATACTGAGTAGTCAATCCAAAGTGTGCCGACTTCAAACTCATCGCCCGAATCATCATTTACCGTAGGCGCTGCGTTTGCGTGCCAAATAAAGCCCTTAACGTATCCGAGGTCAACGAGAGAGGTGGTGGTAAATTGAGACCTGTAATTTGCAGCGTAGTTAATTCCTTGAAATGTAGGCTCATTAGAATCCACAGTAATATTGGATGTCCCAATGCTTAAAATAGTTCTAAACAACGATGTTAAGTCAGCGGCTTTAATTTCAATTTGAGGGTCACTAAAAAATAAATACAATTCAGAAGAGCCGGGTGTCGTGCTAATTATTTTATTGCCGTCAGCTATTTCAACATCCCCCGTCACCGGATTGCCAGCGGTAGTACCCGCGAGTGGAATCGCATTGACCACGGGATTTGCGGGGTCGGTATTGTCTACCGAATCGCCCGTTACGCTTGCAACGCCGCCGCCACCACCCGCCGCAGGGTCAACAAGGCTAAGAAACACAATGCCCTGATTGCCGTTGTCAACGACCATCATCACGGGTCGAACAATATCCGGTGCGGTCGGTGCAGTAGATGTCAATGCTCCGGCAGTTGTTTCCGATAAGTACATAATAGTACCTCCGGTCACAGCAGGAACGCCTACCGTCACAGTACCGTGCGTTACGTATCGAAACGTATCAGGGTCAGATGCCTCAATCACAAAACCCGCAACGTAACTTGTAACCAAGCTATCGGCCTGAGCCTTTGCAAAGGTGTTATTAGCCGAAACATAGATAACGTCCCCTACCGAAAACCCGTGCGCTACCTGAAAGTGCTTGTAAATGACTTGTGTAGCGTCGCAGCATAGTGACACATAGGAAGATGTAAGCCAAACGTACATTTCCTTTTCGGCCTCGTCGAAATACAAAACCCGTTCCTCACCAGTAACGGGAAAAGAAGCAAAATTGGTGTAATACTGAACACCACTTGCAAGAACGAAGTTTGCGCCGTCCCATTGGTAGATAAGCGAAGTATCTTCGGTAAGGTAAAGCGTGTCAGTCGAGCCGGGGGCGCTTGCAAGAAGTGCGGCAAGGTCGGCGTATTTCACCAAGAGTCCACCAACAATCGTCGGGCCTGTCGGACGGCAGCAACCCTTAAATACGTTTTCAGTTAATTCCTTGTATATGTCGTCAATCTTCCGGCCCGTTCCAGTGCTTGCCGCATAGTTAATAAGCGAAGGGTCGGCGGTGTACGTAGTCGTGGTTGAGCCGTAACCGATTGTTGTTATCTGAGTAACCCCAAAAGTCACAACAAGACCGTTGCTAATAAAGACTTGAATTTCGTTACGGTTGTCTGATATTTGAACGTAGTCGGTGCTTTTAGCCGTAAATTGGCGTACACCACCAAAGTCAAAAGCGACTAACTCGGTGTTTGTCAGGTATATAGTATCAACTTGATAGTTTGACTTCATCAATCAGTTCTTTGGGTGCGTTTGCACAAAGTAAGGCCAAAGAATTGAATTTTTGCCTAATTTCTGCTGACACTTTTTGCGTGTAAGTTACCTCTGTGATACCGATTTTAGAGAACTCAGATAGGAGTTTCATCGCCTCATCCGAAGACCGTGCGCTACGTTTATAGGTTTCAGAAGGTCGACCTATGGGTTGAACCTCTTTTGCGGGGCGTTTGGGGAACAAGAACTCTGCGGCCTTTTTAACCGTTAGACGGCGCGAATGGCTCACTTCCCGCTCCTGAAAGGCGACCAAAGCATCGGCCTTTTCGGTTTGACCGGATATTCTCAAGGTGTGCAGGACTTCGTTGACACTTGTGCAGCGCATAACGTCGGCGTAGGTTAAGGCGGTAGCCTCTTTAACACTTGTTTTCGGCTCAACCACCGGAACTTCACCCGTAAGTTCAATCTCAAATCCAAACTCCGATAGTCCAAGCAGAATAGCCGCGATTTCGGCCCGTGTCATGCCCTCTACCTTAGTATTGTAGACATCGCAGTAGCCTTCAAAGCCCATACCTCTCTCCTCAATCGTGTCCTCGTTGATGTTCTTAATAATCTGACCCTTGCAATGGTAGACATCGTTGATACACTTTAGGCTTTCGCGTTTCCATGAGTAGCCTTGTTCGAGCATATCTTTCAAGAGTCGAGCAAGTTCCTTCTGTTCGGGAATCAAAAAGTTAGGGATATTGAGTTTCATACGAGGCTAAAATACTAAACACTTTGTTAAAAGCAAGCCTTAGTTCACATTTTTAAGTACATTTACCCACATGATACACGAGATATACCGCGATGGTTTTGCCGTGAGCATGGCTTTAAGCAATACGCTTAAAGACGAAATTCTCACCGTAATAGACAGATACAACCTATCCGACGACTTCATTGCGGACGTTATCTACCCTATCCTAAAACACAACCAAAGCGCACGGATACTGTTCGAGACCGTTAACGAAAAGTTAATCGAACACGATAGAAAGACATTCGGGCGTAAGTTTGACTACTCAAAAGTGCATCAAAATTGAAAAAGACACTTGCTTACCGTCAAGGTCGAGAAGCCGCAATGACGGAAATGAGAACGGGTAAAATTGCAATTAACCCGTACAACCCCGAAACCCAACACTACATTGATTGGGAGATTGGATATTTAGATGAATTTGAAATCGACGATTAAGATATGAAACATGAAGGGCATCAATTCCTAAACCTGCTTGTTGCGGGAAACCTATTTGCCGACGCCGTAGATGGTGTCAAGGTATCAAAGTACAAAGACGTTATTCGTCGGAGGCTTAAAAAAGGCATTAACGACACTTTGGAAGCGCTTGAAAACGACTGCAAACCAATGTATAAACTTGTCTACGCACTACCTGAAATGGATGAGTATTACAACACAATGGTCAAAGCCGCAGGTGAAATGACGGAGGTTATTGTAGAAACTCCGGTCGAAAAGTGGCCCGAACTTTTTGTCGTGATGAAGGCTTTTCAAGAGGGAAAGATTAAACTCCAAGAAGATGAACCACAACATTCCTAATTTCAAGTGTTTTGTACGAAAGTCGTGGTTTACCAAAGACCAAAAGGATAGCGGTTCTTTTGAATCATGCTACGCCTTTGGACTGCAATCATACGACGACCGGATGATCTCGTTTCATATTGTAACGGATTACGGGGCTGTTAGGTCAAGAGTGCCACTATCTGAGGTATATTTATCTTTACCTTCTTCCGACATCGAGGCCGACTACAAACAGCTATGGAACTGCTTTAGCCACAATGCCGAGGTTGTTACATTTGACTACCTGAAAGGTCGCTCCTGTGACGTTAAGCTAAAGAACGGGCAGGTAGTTAAAGCCAATTACCTATTTACGGTGGATTGGTATGACAACGCCTATTCAGAAGAACCTACGGACTACAAATGCGCCCATGTGCTTGTGGCTGAGGACGGTTATCTTCTCGCACAGCCAAACAATCGTATTCTAAAGTGGTATGACCCGAACTTTGTGGTATCAGAAGGCTCTGCAAAGGATTGGAAGGTTGATACCGAACACCCGTCAGTTGAGCGCATGGCTCGGTGGGTATCTGAGCAGACTAACTCGTACTTTTACGCAACTGCGACAGATAGCTTACCTCTGCGGGAGACAGCCAATTAAGATTAGAAAACTCGAAGGGCTGAGAACGGCTTTCAAAGTCCTCAATCTTCCACATATTGGTGTCGCTTTTAACGTCCACAAGGCCGTCTAAGAAGTCTATTGCAACGGGTGGGTAGCCAAATATCGAGAACCTATTTTCAAGGCTGTTATCAAGGGCTTTATTTAGGTCTGAACCCCATAATCCGGTTGGAAAAACATCGTCTATCCGACACATTTTGGCCTTTTGCATGAACTCTGCCGACGCTTTCGTGGCCGTCATTCGCATTTTCTGCTTGACGGTTAAGTACTCATTTTCCTCGGTATTTATGATTTGAACCTTGCATAAAGAGTCAACTTGCTCACAGGCGTATCGGAGTAATAACCGCCCTGCGCCTATCAATCGGCCCGTGGCGTACTGCATCTTATACGACTGACCCGTTTTGCTATCTAAGAAAATAAGGGAGTTAAAGCCAACGTGAGGCTTCTTTGAGTTTACAAGTGCGGACAAGGACTCATTGGAAATCAGATCATCGCTACCCATAATCAGTAGCGCATCCCAATCTTCGTCCTTAACTGACCTATACCCTTCGTTCCACTTATTGCCCAAAGGTTGATTATCACAAAAAACAGGCTTAAATCCGTGGTATAGCGCAATGGCCTCATCTTCCTCGGTGCTGACCGTTGCGGTTACGGATAGGTCAAACTCAGTCTTTAACCTCTGAATACCAAGCGCGAAAAGGTGGGTTATCTCAGTTCTGCCCCAAAGTGCGGTTAGGACTTTAATCTTCATTGCACAGCGTTTTAAGCCGTTCAACAAGTTCCTTAAATCGCGGTTTGTCCTCGGAGTTGTCCACGACCATTAGGAACAACTCGGATAGAATATTGACCTTTTCTTCCATTGTTTCTTAATTTGGAAACTCAAAGCCGTAACCCCTCTCTTTGAGGATAAACACAATCTTTGAGTAGTAAGACCTAAAAACCTGTTCGGTCTCAAAAAGATTAGCAAATTGCCGCATCCGGTACAGAAAAGTGCCCCTTGTCACACCAAGTCTATCGGCACTCCAAGCGTCCTCACGGTCAACCTTGCTCATAAAAAACGCGGCATGAAGTTTTGCGCTGTTGATCTGTCGTGACCTCTTTTTGTTGTCCCGAATATCGCTTGCGTTGACCTCGTAAGCCTGAGCACAAGCGTCTATCACATCGTCGGCGTACCGTCCCTTGTCAATAAACGCTACTTTGTTGTCGGAGAACGAGGCTAAAAAGTCAAAAAAGTCGGCCTTAAACGACTCTTGCTGTTCTTTTTGAATGTATTTCAGTAAGCGGTTCAAGCTCATATTCTTTGTCTAATCCGAGCAAAGATAATGAGTAAGCCCCAACATGAGCCTCAAGTTCAACGATGTTTTCAACAAATGCGCGGGCTATTGCCTTAAAATGACTATCGGTTTCGACGTGCTGTTCGTACATTCTGCGACCGTGAAGTACCGTTGCGTGGTCACGTTTGCCCATTCTTTGACCTATCCCATGTGAGGGGTATCCTGCAAAATAAGCCGTGTGCATAACGATTTTACGAATATCGGTATAGTCACGAACCCTTGTCTTACGGCAAGCCTCGCTCAAGGTAACCCCAAATGTCTTTTGAGTGGCCTTGTCAGCAAGTTCAAACCAAGCGTCAATGTTCATTGGTATCCTTCCCCTCACTTCGTTACGGACAACGGTGTTGTTTGACAGGAAAATGTGACGCTGCTCAGGGCTAAGTTTCTCGCCGTTTTTAACCCTCTCTGCAAGCGTCAAAAGGTATGCTTTATTCTTCTTCTTGTTCATCTTTCGTGTAGTCAATTTTAGTTACTTCTCCGGTTGCTTCATTTGTCACTTGTACGCCAAGTAGGTCGTTTTTACCGTCGTCAACCCAAACAAAAGCCCCTTTTGCAATTTGGGTGTTTAGCTTGTCTTTAGTTAGTTCAGGGTAACTTTCGCGGATTGACTCCACTGTATTTGCGTACACCAATAGCCATTGCGCTAAGTCAACCGCAAGCCTGTCTACGTTCTCATTGTTCACCACGTTGCACAGTTTCTCAAAACTGTCAATTTCGTACTGTTTGCTCATTTCTTCAAAAGATTAATAAATGGTTTGTAGTGATTTGTAACCTCGTAAAGAGCGCTGTCGGGGTCTTCTTGCGCTGCCCCGCTTAAATATCCACTCCTAAACGAGTGAATAATCAGAAGATTAAGGTCTTCGTTTGTTAGCGTTACCTCTACGTTTTCTGCTTCCACGGACTATTGACTTCCCATGAAAAAACAAAAAACAATCCAAATAAGCGCCGCAAGCACTGCGGCTCTTATCGCAATCATAACTTGTCCTGCTGTCATTTTTTATCGAAAATTTGGTTTTGTTGGATTACTACTAACTTGTCGTTGAAAAGCGGGGCGTCGAAAGGAATGTGGTCGCCACGGAACTCAACTATGTCTCCCTCCTTAACCTCTAACCCATCGCCACGGTAGAATAAGGCTTTTGGGCTATCGTATGATACTATCATTTGATTCGTTTCCACACGGTTAGGCACGGTGATAATCGTACTTACCTCCTCCTTGATAACCTCACCGATCACATACCCGTTAAGGCACTTGTTTGTGGTTTCGTTGAGGAAAATGAATCCGTAGTTGAACGAGGCATAAAGTTCGCCTTCAATCTCGAACACATTGCCGGGGTTGACATTTACAGGGTTAGCCAAATGGTCAAGATACGCCCCTATTGCAAGGTACTTAAAATGAACTCTATGGCCCACATTGACTGCAAAATTGTCCAATACACCGAAAGAGTTTCCTCCCCTGCGAAACGAGTCAAGCGATTGAGCCGTGCCTACTGCGACGACTTCTCCTGACTTTGCCCCGTTTTTCATCTTGCTTTCCATATCGGGACTCATGAGTTTCAGTGTTCCTTCACCGAACCTAATCTCATCCCTTACGACCCCTTTGTCAAGCCGTACAATTACGTTTTGTCCTGTTGTTTTCATTTCGTAAGTATTACCTCCTTATCCTTTTCCCAATCACCCGTTAACTCAGGGTGAAATTCCCAAAACATTCCGCTTTTTAGCAAAGAGTCGTACCGTTCTTTCGTTTGTATGTTTATGTATGTTGTCATAGCGTTAATAGCAGAAGCCCAAAGCCTCCTACAAAAGTGAATATGCGTTCTTCCAACGTGAGCGATATTTTCGCCGTGGTGTCTTTTGATTCGTTTGACCAAAAGCCACATTCGTAAAGCCTTTCGTCGAGCAAATGTCTGACTTCGTAATACATTCCGTCGTGGATTAAAGGGAACGTCAGCACAGCAAACAATAATCCCACAACACCCCATCCGGTAAAAAGGATAGGCAGAAATCCCACGGCTCGAAATATCGTAAAATACCCGTGAATATCGCCGTACTTCTGATTGAAAAGGTCTGTCTTGACCGGATTAGCAAGGTGAAATAGCAATGCTTCAAAAGCACCGCATCCCGCGCTAAACAGCAGCCAATATGCTATGAGTTCAATCGTTGTCATTTTTTATGGTTGTTTAACGCGTAAACTATTGCTTTTCCTATTGCCGTTGGCCCTATAATGATAACCCCTAAAAACCACCACAACGGCATATCGTTCCAAACACTAAACCCGTGTAGGAATCTGTCGCAAAGCCAAAAGCCAAAAAGACCCAAAAGCCCGCATCCAATTCACAATCCAATAAATTCAATCGTTGTCATACCGCCAAAGTTAAGTGTGTTTTTAAGTTGTGTTCGGTTTTTAACAGGTGGTTAACATCAAAACGGCACATAATTCGGGTCGTCCTCAGGCAACTCATAAGGCTTAGGCTTTAGAAACGAGGTGTTTGCAGTAATCTTGACTTGCGTATCCCTACCTCGCCACTCAGCCATTGGGTCGCGGCCTGTGCTCTCCAAATACTTACAACCGTCGTGCATTTCGAGTATCACGGGTTCAACAAAAGGTGTCGGTCGGCCTCCGGTATCGGTATCTTTAACCTTTCGGACGTGAATCTCCATTTTCCGGAACTCGGTTGAGTCCTGAACCTTTCTATGGAATGTCATGAAGTCGCTCGCCTTTGACGCGAACTTTGTTCCTCCCTCCGTGTCACCCTTATTCGGGGCTTCTAAGTTACCATTAGCGTCCTTGTTGCGGTAACTTGCCGTAACCGAGTGAGTGTTAATAAAGTAAGTCATTTCGGTCTGCTTTGAGTGTACCGTTATCTCAGTTAAAGCCTGATGATCGTGGTCGTGCTTATTCACTTTCTGACCACCGACCGTTGCCAAATTATTCCACGGGTCGATTAGGAACTGCGATATACCGTGTTTGGCCCGTAGGTTCTCAGACGCCTCCAATATCTCTTGATAGTTCCAAACCCTATCGCTTTTGAGAAAGAAAAAGTGAGACATAATCCTATCCACACCTTGCTTGATCTTCATGCTGTTCATGTGCTGAACGCGCTCACCGTAGTAGAGTTGTAGTAGGGTAGATATATAGTTTCGAGCCGTGTTCTCACCGATAAACATTCCCCATTTGTCACCGTACAGACAGGATGATAGTTGAGCGATGTAAAGTAGCATTGTGGTCTTTCCCACGTTGTCAAAACCGTTCACTATGTTGACATGGGACTTCTTTAGGCGGAAATAGGGGTCGAGAGTATGTATTCCCGTTGACCGTCCAAGTATAAGTCGTCCGGCGGCGTAGTCGTCTAACTCCTGCTGAAAGTCCTCGCGGCTTACCAAATAGTCTAACTCCACGATAGACACGGCGCGAATTGGCTCTTTCTCCTCTTTCTTCACAACCTCCCGCTTCTCACCGTACCCCATCGCAACAAGTTCACGCACACTATCCGATACGCTACGATTCTTCGTCAAGGTGTGGTAAATATCAAAAGGCTTGTAGGCTCTTTGCGGCTCAAACTCAGTTGAAGTACTAAAAACCGAAAACCAACCCTTGTCAATGTCCCAATTACCGCTCGTTAGCGCCGAAGTATCGCCCGGTCTCCTCATGTGAACCTTTTGGCCCTTAGTGCCAACTACCTTCCAACCGTAGCTTTCGAGAAGTAAAATAGGGTCAGCCCTTTCGTTGTAGTCCTCGATAGGCGATTTTGCCGTGCCTGTAAACTCTCGCGGGGTATGCTGTTCTACGTGCTTAAACACTGAGTTAAAGCGTATTGCAGTTCCGATTAGCACTTCTCTCTCTTGCTCTGAAATTATCGGAATAGCCTCTATGCTGCCGTTAATCCGCTCGTACCCTTGCGAGGGATAGATACCGATGTAACCTCCTTCGCCACGAGTTTCGATCAGCACTTTAACTCTTTCGCCCTTAGCCTTCTCCTCCTCATTTGCCTCGCGTTGAGCAAGTTTAGTGTTTTTACCGATAACTGCACAGCGGTAGATGAAGTGATAACCACCGGACGGGGTTTTCTGAATCAGAAGTCTTTTAACAAGATCAGGGCAAATATCCTCTACTTCTTTGCGGTAACGCTTCATTAGGTCGCCCGATAGGTCGTATTTGAGGTCGAAGTCTATGGCTTCTAAGTTCCCGCTAACCGCACCGCAGATTAAACCGACCGATTGCGCCGTGTCAAAGTCGTACTCCACAATACTTTTTTGCGCCTCAGTCCATGCCACCATTGGCCTTTTACTTTCTCCAATGGGCATAACCGATAGCCCAAGCGACCTGTATTTTGCGGCGATTTCGTTCATTTATTCAGTTGTGCTTCTGTGGTGTACTTACGGTATTCTACGAGTTTCTGTTCCGGCGGGTAAACTCCTTCTGTTTTGCCGTAACCTTGAAAGCGCCATACCCAATCAAGTTCTTTGTCGTCAAGGTGTAACCAATCCCCATCTCCTGCTTTCCAAAGCGCAAGGTAAGTAGTTTGAGCCTTTTCTTCACGACTATCCGGTGGACAATCTATTTTCACCTTTTCGATATTCCGCTTCAACTGAGATTTGTCGATGTTTAGGAACTTTTCAAGTTTGTCGGGTCTAAGCATGAACTCAGGTGTTATGTAGCTAAACTTGTGCTCGATATGAAACTCAGTCATTGAAGCATTCAGCGTTGCCGTTTTCATGTCTTCCAAGCTGTAACCTTCCTTTAATCGAGCCTTGAAAGATTTGCGAACAGGGTCAATTACCTTGCATTTTTTACCTGTGATTTGGTTTAAGTACGCCACAAATTCATCAACCAAGACATTATTACTTTCTAAGTTAGAAAGAGTATCTTGACAAGTATCTTGATTACCGTCAAAATTTTGACGCCTTGACGCTAAAATCTTATCGCCTGAATAAGCCCCCTTGGTTTCACCCTCAATAATACCTGTATACTCCTGATACTTAGGGCCTAAGCCTATGAAAATGCTTCTTTCAGCCGAGTTTCTTTCCCATCTTACAAGAAAACCGAGGTCGCCAAGTTCACGCACAATTTGCTTTACTCTGTCCTTCTTAATTTCAAAGAATGGTATCTCGTTGGCGATTGTTTCGTAGCTAACCCCAACGTACACTACGTCGTTTTCAACCATCTTTTTCATTCTGCTAAAAACCATCCGAGCGATAACTTCAAGTACCGCCATGTGGTTAGCCTTGACCTCACCAAGCAATCCCATCTTGTGCAAAGCCTGTTGATTAATTGTGATTGTGTACTTCATTGTTCTAACGTCTTTAGCATTTCTTCTTTTTCCTCAACCGAAATGTTCTTTATAGCCCCAATCGAGCGATAGTGGTCAATACAAAAACTCCAATAATCATCTTCGTTTTGAATTGCAGACGGTCTAAACCCTTCATGCAACTTAAACATAACTCCGTTCAAGTCAAACGATGCCTCATATGTGAGTGGAATGTTTTTTGAGTCGTCATATTCGCTCCACAACTGATTTAGAGCAGTACACAGATAATGCGACTCCTTCATTCCAGTTCCAATTATACAAGACCTAATCTCGTAAAAAGAAAAAGAATCGGAAAGACCAACTACATATCTCAATATTTGATTGTAGTGTTTAGGCTCAATGTAATCATTTTTAACTTCTATGGCGTATATGGACACCTGCTGCTCGTATGGAAGTATTTCATTGCCTGTAATCAGAAAATCGTTTTTTACTACTACGACATCACAAACACCATAATGAGGTATTACAAACTCCTTAAAAACCTTTAGTTCTGCAAGTGGATTTTTAGATGTCCGCTCCATAAAGCAGAACAAATCTTCAAGTCCCCTTTGTTGAATAATGCTGTTGTCCTTTTTGTCTATCGCAGACTTAATTGAGTCGTAAAGGAAGTCACGAAGAACCGCCTCCTTGTTGAATTTAAGCAAACCACCTGTTGTTTTTTTCATGTGATTGAAAAGTTGAACCCCCACCACGAACCGCGAGCAAGGGCCACCAAGCCGCCTGTTACGGCGTGTGCGGGACGGGTGAGGGTATGATTAGTTGTGTTCATACTTGGTGGCACGGCAAATATAGTAAAAGAAACTGCACCACCAAAAGTTATTTGTTAAAAATCTGCAAAAAACAACCCCTGCGGTCACCTGTAATGCAGATACGAGGTGAGGCAGGGGCTATAATAGAGGAATAATTGCTACATCAGAAGGGGAGAGGCGATTCTTCCATAGGCTGACCGCTTGATTTAGCCGCACTACCCTGAATAGCAACCTCAAATCCACGGACACTGAGGAAGTAAGAAGTCTTGCCGTCTTTCTCCCATTTTCGACCACCGAGGTAGCCTTCGATTTCTACGTTGTCGCCGTTACGAATACCGTCTGCTTTGTCGAAGTTGTCGCCTCCGAACTCAACGGGGTAATACTCTTTGTACTTGTCGCCTGTTTCAAGGACGATTGTTTTTGACTTCCATTCAGAACCCTTCTTGGAAGTTCCTTTTTTGATGTCGACACTTACAACAGTGCCTTTGAGTTGTACTTTCATTTTCTCGTAATTGTTCGCCAAAGATACGACTGAATTTCCAATTTTGTTGCTTTTAACAAAGGATTAACTATCTTCGCCCCATGAACAAGATTATGTACGACCTTGTAAGGTTCAACAAGCATGGTGAGCAGGTGATCGAGCCGTGCCTATCGTGGGAAGACTGCGAGAGAAAGAGATTGGAAGCGATAGAGAAAGGAAAGAAAGGCGAATTTTTCAGCATACAGCCCCGTGTTACGACCGTGTAAGTTCATGCCACCGGACTATCAGTGGGACGGCGAGATTATAGATGTCTTAGTCCACGGCTCGGACGGCTATTTCCACGGGTTATTCCTATCCTTCGAGGAGGAGATAGGCGCTATAATACACAGGGCTTATGTGGAGGACAAGCATGGTAACACGTTTATGGTCAACCCCTTGTTCGTGCGCTTTGTTAACAACTTTAACGACGAATTGTTGTACCGAATGCAGCAAAAAGGTATTACATTAGCGGACGCGAAAGAAATTTTAACACTTTAACACTCAAAACAATGGGTCTAGGAAAGATGGGTAATTGGTTTTCCGTCGGCAAAGAAGTCACGGATATTAAGGCAAGTTTCAACGCGCTTGAACTCAATTTCAAAGAGACACTAAAAAGTTGGCGCGACGAGTTCGGTAAGATCACGGCTCAGATTGCGGCCCTTCAAGCGAGGACAACAAACCTCGAAGACCGTCAGATTGAAACCATAAGACGCATTAAAGAACTTGAGGACTATACAAACGGACTTGAGCAGAAGATTATCGGTCTTCAATCCCGACTTGACAGCCTAAATTCCAAGCAGAATATCAAGTCAAAAGCCACGGGCAAGAAGCCGATTAAGAAAAACCCGCGCAACAAGCCTAACCGTAAGTAATGGACTTCTCGAAAGCCAAATACCGTGTAGACCAACTCGACGACCAAACAAGCGTTGTGACGAGGTATGCCGACCTTTGGCGACACTCGGGAGTCTTTGCCAACAACGAAGGATTGCCGCATGGGATTAACTACGAGTTGCCTATGCGGTATTTGTGCCTTATGTACGGGCCGGGTTCGCCGGGCATTGAGGTCTATCCCGACCTTTCCAAGCGTAAGGATTGGGCTTTGAGATTTTTGAACATTAACCCTAACCACAACAACGAGTATCCTGAGTACGTCAACGATATTGCCTTGTTTAAGAACGCGGCGTTTCGTCGAATGGCTATCCTATTCCTCCGGCTTCAAAACTCAGAGGATTGGTCACTTGCGCGTACTCAGGAACTTCGTTACTACAACTTACTCCAAAAGAGTTTAGAGGACGTATCGGACATTAAGGAAGCCAAGACCTTGCAAGAGGCCATTACGATGTGTAGGGAGGAACTTGTTTCAGCCCGTGACCGCATTTTGATGGGTGAGAAGTCCCGTGAGTTAGAGGGCGATTTGATGCAGTTTTTGGCCGACGAGAATTTGGGCATTATGCCGGAGGAGTACATGGTCGAATGGGCCAACAATGGAAACGTGTTTGATAAAGTATTACCGTAATGGATTGCACCCAAAACCCACATCACAACCTAAACGCCGACAATAAAATGCACTTCAACGTACAATTTGGCTTTGATTGGTCTAAGGAAAAGACTAACGGCGAAATACACTACTACCGAAACGGTGTTTTCTTTGGGATAGAACCCGTCATATTCAGAAAATAAACTAACCCGTGAGTGATTACGTTCAGGAAGATAGTCAGTTCTTAGTCAACCAATATGACGACATTTTGCGACCGCAGCGAATACTATTGCCGTCGCTTACTGACTTCTACTCCGAACAATTAGGCCACCCCGTGTCATGGGATGAAGCCATTAAGTACGTTGACGGGTATGGGTTAAAGCCCGAAGAACAGGTATTCCGGTATCAGACAATGCCGGACAAGATTGCCAATATCATTCCGGTTATCAAGAGAAAGTACGGGGTGTCTAAGGGTAAAACGGTATCGGTCGAAACCGTGTATCAAGAACTCCGCGACAACAAGAAGTACTACGCCGACGAGATAGAATGGATTAAGCGGGAGATTAAAAGGAGGTATGTAGGCTATTGGACGTTTATCAACGGCAAGCCAACGTACATTGACCCGTGGCATTACTTCTACCTCAACTATTGGTCGATTACCAATAATAGAAAGGGTTCAAACGGACGGCCCGATTACCGCGACAACGACCGCAGACGATTTCATTTTGTCCGGTATTGTTATACTACGCATGAAGCATGGTATCAGTACGCGGTATATTACCGTGAACAAGGGTCGCCAAAGATTCGATACTTTTCCAAGCTATACGGCGAGGACGGGGTAAATGATTTCTGCAAGAAGTTATCGGACGCCGGAATAGACTTCACGGTTCGCGGCGAGGACTCTAAGGAAGGATTCTATGTGGAAATGCCCACACGGACGGTTGCGGGGATGATTAACCCCAAGCGTAGACGTAAAGGTTCGACGTCAATGGACTGCGCGATTGGGTATTGTATTGTCACCGAGGCCCGTCAGAGAAACGGGGGTATTCAGAGTTTGAACGACGAGAAAGCAACAACGGTTTACCTTGACCAAGTGATTAAGCCGTGGCAAAAGTTACCGTTCTTTTTCAAACCCGCACACGACGGTTCGAGTAATCCAAAAGAGCGATTGAACTTTCAGTTTCCGGCAGATAGGACAAACTTAGGTGTAACGGACAGGCAAGTTTTAGCCCACGAAGGATGGATAGAACCCCGTGCAAGTGGCGAAAGGGCGTTCGACGGAACTATGCTACACTTCTGTATGAGGGATGAGGGCGGTAAGATTGAAAACTCGGTCTACGACCTCAACGAATGGTGGAGTATTCACCGTAAATGTATCTCACAGGGTTTCCGCTACCACGGCCTATCGCTTATATCCTCGACGTTTGGTGAAATGGATAGCGGCGGTGGTCGTCAGTTTCAGTCTTTGATTAAGGACTCATACTTTGAGGACAGGGATAGAAACGGGCAGACGCGCTCAGGTCTTTTGGTGTATATGGAACCGGCCTTTGACGGACTTGACGGGTTCTTTGATAAGTTCGGTATGCCGATTATTGACGACCCGAAAAAACCCGTGGAAACAACCGACGGGACATTTACAAGCGTAGGCGCAAAGACGGCTTTAGAAAACAAGAGAAGTGCTTTGAGCGCTGCGGGTGACGAGGAAAGGTTGATAAGCGAAATGCGCGACTTTCCAAACACCTTGCGCGAGGGTATGACAACGGGCCGCTCAACGTCGGGCTTTAACGTGGCTATCCTTCGTAATCGTATTTCTTATCTCAGATTTACACGCCGATCATCGCTGACCCGAACCGTGAGTCTTGAATGGAAGGCAGACTTTGGCGGTGACGTGAGAGTTGTGGACGACCCAACGGGAATGTTCCATGTGTCGTTTATCCCTGAGCCGGAACTTAGAAATAAGAAGGTCTACGACCCCACGATTGACGGATGGATGCCTGACCCTTCGGTGTGTGGAAAGTTCATCTTAGGTATTGACCCCTATGGCTTTAGGGAAGAAGATATTGTGTCCGACGGCTCAAAAGGCGCGGGTGCAATGTTCTATCGCCGTGATTATCTGATTGACGACGAAGATAAACCTATCGAACAATGGTCGTCCAATAAGTTTGTTTTGGACTATGTAAACCGTCCACCTGAACCTGAGCAGTTTGCAGAGGAGATGCTAAAGGCTTGTATCTTGTACGGTGCTTTTGCGTTTCCCGAAATGAACTGGCCGCTTATTGCCGACAAGTTCAGAGATTGGGGTTATCATGGCTACCTTTTGCACCTTATAGACCACTTCGGCGCGCCACTTTCAATGCCCGGCATAAAGACTACCGGAGCAAGTAAGACCGATATTTTGAGCCGTGTCCAAGAGTACATTCAGCGTTACGGACAATACGAAAACCACCTTAACATTTTGGAGGATTGGTATGCGCTTAACGGGCCGGACGATATGACCAACCGAGATTTAACTGCTGCGAGTGGTGTTGCTTTGGTAGGCGCTTATTCCAAGTACCCTCAAAGTTTCGACGACCAAAGACCGAAGGATTACGACAGTCCGTTTGGGACGTTTGAGTATTGACTTTTGATTTGCTCAATCATGCTTTCGCATTTAAGAGCCTTTTCAATATCATCAGTGATTGACTCAGTTCCTTTAAGCCCTGCCCTCATTCTGTACTTAAACGCTGAAACCTCAAAGAACGCTACGGTTTTCTCCACGCCATAAACGTCAATCATCATTTGCCACACTTCTTTCGAGTGCTTTTTGTAGTGGTCGGGGTTAGTCTTGTTACTCATGCCCCAAATATACGTTTCTCTAAACATTCTTTGAAACAAAAAATGCTTAATGAAGTGTTAAACTATCTTTGTTAGCAATGATACGCTACGCCGGTACAGCAGTTACGTTTCCTCCCGACGATATTGACCCCGAAAAGAAAGAGAAAAAAGAGTGGGGCAAACGTGTGGCAGATGCGATTTGGTCGCGTTTTTCGACTAACGCAACGTATTGGGGTTACGATAATTCCAACGTCTTCACTATGTATCGTTCATACCTTGAAGGCCGTCAGGACAACGGTGTTTACAAGGATTGGTTCACGGGCGCGACGAAGGATATGCCCGAACTTGCGAGAAAGAACTTTGCAAGAAAAGGATACGCCAACGTGGACTTTCGTATCGTGTCCTACGCCCCAAAGGTTCGGGCCATCATTCAGTCCATACTATCATCCTCGGACTACAAAGTAGAAGCCAATAGCCTTAACCCTCAAAGTATTGCCGAGCGCAAGACGATGAAGTGGCGAATGTTCTATGAGGCTAAGTTCAAGCAACTTAAAGTCAAAGCAGGACTTCCCGTAAAACACAACCAATGGGAGCCTCAGAACGAGCAGGAACTTGAACTCTACGATAAATTAGGGGGCTTCAAATTAGCGTATGAAACCGCTATTGAGGACATCGCACAGCACACTTTCGATATTTCGTCGTGGCCGGATATTCGCACTAAGAGCGTTGACGACTTAATCGAGTGTAACTTCATTTGCGGCAAGCAGTACGTCTGCCAAAAGACAGGAGCGACAAAGATTAAGCACATCGCACCCAAAAGGCTTGTAATGGCATGGGTAGATGATTTGCGCGAGAAAGCCCCGAACTTCATAGGACACCTTGAAAAGTACCGTCTTGCAGAAATTCGCAACGTACTTGTTGACGAGGGGTATTCGGAAGAAAAGGTGCGAGAAGTGGCAAAGACCTACTTCCCAAGCCTCGGACTTACCAATACATGGGAGTTCTACGATGTTCGTGACCCTGTAACAAACAGATTCCGTTGGGAAGACTTCGAGGTAGATGTTCTTGAATTTGAGTATTTGTCTAACGACTTAACCTATTACACAGGCCGAGAGACTAAAGACGGTAAGTATATCTACGACAAAGACACCGAGCGCAAGGAAAAAGCCCCGTATGCCGACGGTCGCAAGCGCAAGACCGATATAGTATCAAACATGGTGATTTACGAGGGTAAGTATATCCTCGGCACACAGTTCTTGTTTGATTACGGTCGTCAGAAGAACATCGTCAAGGAAACTAAGGACGAGGCTAAATCATCCTACTTCGTTGAGCGTGTAGAAGGCATGAGTATTACCGAGCGTTGTTTGCCGCTATACGACGCGACAATGCACTCATGGCTTAAACTCCAAGCCGCGGTTTGGGCAGCAGCACCGAAAGGTTTTGCGATTGACGTTACAGCTCTTCAAAATATTTCACTTGGTGACGGGGTAATGAAGCCCCTTGACCTTATTCAGATTCGTCGTCAGAACGGTACGCAACTTTACAAGTCCTCAATGGTGATGGGTAAGGTTGTAACCGGAGCGTCGTCTATTCAAGAGTTGGAGGGAGGATTAGGTAAGCAAGCAGCCGAATGGACGAATATGCTTGAGTACTACCTAATGAAGATTTTGGACGTTGCGGGTATTACACAAGCCCTTGCAGCGTCGCCAAACGTGTCCTCGGAGAAAGGATTAGGCGTTAGTCAGTTGGAAGTTGACGCGACCAACAACGCACTTTTCCCGCTCAAAGACGCGATGGTTAAGTTCAAGGAAAAAGCAGCCCGTGTCGTTATTGCCAAGACTATTCTCAATATTCGTTTCGACCAAAAGTGCCGTGAGTACTACGAGGGTATCATTGGCCGCGAAAGAATAGAAGCAATCCTATCGGTAGGCGACACAACCCTTGAGCAGCTTGCTATTAAACTCGAAGCGCTGCCGTCACAGGCCGAAAAGATGCAGATTATTCAATCTGCAAACGAGAGCAAGAAGGTTGGTAAGAGTGGCGGAACGGGTATTACCGAAAGCGACTATCAGTTCATCGTTCAACTCATCACGCAAGACCAAGTAAAACTTGCGGCGTGGTATCTCTCACTTAGCGAGGAACGTCAGGCACAGAGAAAGGCACTTGAGGCAGCGGCTATGTTGCAGGAACAATCCGCAGCGCAGGCACAGGCGGCTATTCAGGTTGAACAGGCCAAGATGCAAGCGGCACAGATGTTAGCGCAAGTTGACGTTCAGACCTATGCGGCAAAGGCCAATGTAGACCTTATGAAAGAAATGAAACTCAAGCAACTTGAGGGACAAATAAAGACCGACATTGAGTTGATTAAGGGTGAGCAGATTCTTGAGCAAATACAGCTTGAGGCCACTTTGGAGGCCCAATACGGCAATGAAATCAGTGGAAAAGTATAACCATAAAAACAGCTAAAACAATGGCTTTTGAAACCCTGCCGGAAAACTTGCCCGGCGATGTAAGCACGATGATTGAAAGCGGTATCGCTACCCAAGCGGAGGCTTTGCAGTATCTCAACGAAAAGTATCCGACGTGGGAGGATAAACCCCTTGCGGACAAAGTTGAACCCGAACCTCAACCCGCTCCGGTTGCAGACCCCGAACCTCAGCCTGAGCCTCAACCCGAACCCAATCCTGAGCCACAGCCCGCACCGTCATTTGATTTCGCGGAGTTTGGCGTCATGGACAAAGACGAACTCAAGGCCAAAATTGACGAGTATCGCAAGCTAAAGGAACTTGAGGAGAACTTTCTTGCCTTTGAGAAGATCAAGGGAGATTTGGAAGTGCCGTATGCAAACGAAACAATCGCAAAGATTAACGGCGTGGTTAAGACCCTTGGCGTAAGCGATGTGGGCCTTGCTGCGGAAATCGCGTCAATCACACCCGAAGCGCTCAAGAGCGGCGACCCTATCCACACTATTGCACTTGCACAGGTGGTAAAAGACCCGTCTATTTTGGAGGTAATGAATGTTCGTGAAATCGAACAGGCCATTGCCGAGCGTTTCAACATCGACCTATCTGACAGGCCGGAGCAATACCCACCAAGTCTAAAGCTTGAACTTGCTTCTGCGATTAAATCTGTATCAGAGAAAGTCAATTCAATCCCGACAAAAGGAAACGAAAGTTTCTCAATTTTGTATCAACAACGACAGCAGAGCGAAGCGGCTCATGCAAGCGCCCTTGAAAAGGCGAAGTCTTTTTGGAGCGGTGAGGCGGAGAAAGCGGTTAGCAATCTAAGCCAATTCACCGTGGAGGTGGACGGAGAAAAAATATCAGTGGCGGTTAGCCCTGAACTTCGACAAGCCATCAAATCGGAAATCTCTACCGGATTCCTTACAATTCCCGCCGACAAAGCGAAAGAAACCGTACAGAAGTACATCGAGAACAGGGTTGTGAGTACACAACTTCAAGATGTGATGAAAGCGTATCGGACGCAAATCGAAGGAAAGATTAAGGAGAAAGTTGTAGCCGAGGCTCACAACGGAGGAGAGGTTGTAAGACGCGATAAACCCGCCGAAAAGACAGTTGCACAGCCATACTTCGATGCCG